TCAGCTATTACTGCGGAATGTATTTTTGATTTTTTTCTCTGAAAAGAAATCATTTATTACACTATCAAAAATATCTACTGCTTCATCATCCATTTCAGGAGTGAATGTTACATATCTATCTAAGGTTACTTGAACCGAGGCATGACCAAGTCTTCTTGATACTGCTTTGACATTTGTTCCAGCTTCTAATGCTTTAGTTGCATAGAAGTGTCTCAATGTATGAAATCTAAATTCCTTGTTGTAGGGCTTGAGCTTCTTTTGAATATTTCTTCTAACGTAGCTAGGTCGCTTTAGATAACCTTTTGAATCACTACATACATATTTACCCCCTCCAAATGTTTTACCGTAGAGAAGGGCAAATTTATCCAAATTAGACTTATACTTTTTTAACATTTCTATCAAATCATTAGAAACTTTAATGTTTCTAATCGATGTAGGGGTTTTTGTTGCAATTTCATGAATACCACCAATTTCACTTATTTGCTTATTGATATCTAATGTATGATTTTCAAAATCAACATCATCCCATGTTAAACCAAATATTTCAGAGCATCGTGCACCAGTGTAAAGAGCAATGTAGAAAGAAATGTATTCTGGATCAGTTTCATGGAACAGGGTAGGGATTAGCCTCAAAGTATCTTCATCTGGCAATTCATAATTTAAACATTTATCTTTTTTATATTTTTTCTTCCTGATATAGAGATATGGATTATTAGCTATAAATCCTTGATCAAACGCTAAACGAAGCATTTGTCCTAAAACGATATGAACATTTTTCATAATGTATTTAGTTAGGCGTTCAGATGCTTCTGTAATAAAGTTTTGAACCACCATGACATTTATATCTTTTAAATATAAATGGCCTAAACAAGGCTTAATATGATTGTTGTAAACACCTGTATAGCCATGCATTGTATTTTCTTTTAATGATTTGTTTATTGCTTCATTTTTCAACCAATAATCATACAGTTCGTTTACAGTCATTTTATTTTGAAGATTCTGATAGCCCATTCGATTATACGCATCAAGCTTGATTTTTAAATTTTCTTTTGCTTCTTTTAAAGTAGCTCCATAAGCATAAATTCTTTTAGGATTCCCGTTTTCGTTTTTACCAACAACTTCATTTACTTCATATGTATATTTACCATCTTTTTTCTTGATTTTTCTTGCTTTTGCCATAAATCACGTCTCCTTTCGTATAATAAAACGCCTATAGACATAAACAGGCGTAATATATTTAATTAAGCTTCAATGCTTTTTCTTTTTCAAAAGCTATAATCATTTCAGTTATATCAATCATATCTTCAGGACTGACAGTATGATCAACAGCTAATATTGAATTTTCATAGACATCTATATAAGAATCCAGCAAATCAGGATGATTATCATAAATGTAATCTAGGTTTTTATCGTGGTTGGTATTTTTCATATTATTGTTTCTTTAGTTCAACTACTTTGCTGACACCTTGCATAGAAGCGGTAAATGAAAGAATATCATTTTTATATGTAAATTCTTTTGTATCATCATTTGAAGCTAATAGTGCATTTTTAGTTTTTTCATGGTCATTATTAGATACCCATGAATATTCACTAGTGGCAGTAGTAGGAGCATCATATGAACCAACCCAATAAGTTGCTTTTGTTTTTCCTTCATCCGTCACCCAATCGATAGAAATAACGTTATCAGAAATTGTGGCTTCCATCCATGTGCCCTCATTTTCATCTGATTTCCAAGTCCCTGTTAAATTTAAAGGTTCTTTCTTTTCTTCTTTTTTTGTTGTAGTTGTTTCTTTTGAAGATGAATTGTCTTTTGAACTGCTATTTCCACATGCAGTTAGAGATAGAGCTAAAGCTCCAATTAATACTAGACTTAATAATTTTTTCATTTGTTTTTCCTCTTTTCTTAATATTTTTAAAATTTGAATTGATACAATATATTAGCTATACTTATATCAAGGAAGGGTGGTATAAGTATGAAATTAATTGCATCATTTTTTTCTTCATTACTTCAAATTTTTAGAAAGCAAACCAAATTTTTTATAATATATTTTTGTTTACTCAATATAGCTATTAAAACGAGTAATTTGACAGTTATTATTTTATGCTTTGTCTTATTTGCTATTATGAATATTGAAAATAAAAGTTAGTTATTTACATTTATTTTTGTATTCAATAAATTTTTTATAAATAACATTATCATATAGAAAAATTCCAAGAATTAACAATATAAGACGAAAAGCTATGACAAACATACCGTTAATAATCAAGGATACAATTTCCCCACCGATTTTTTGGTATATTATGGCCTTTAATTCGGTTGTCATTGACTTATTTCCAAATAGTAGAAATTGGTTGAGTACTTCTGCTGCTTTTACAGGATCTTTTATAAAAGACATCATTTCAAATAAAACAGGTGGGATAAAATATTTTATTCTTGGTTCTTTATATTCTTCGCCATTTATTTCGGCTTTCATTTCAGCAACAGATATATCATTTGGAAATGGAATGTTAAAATCAATATCATCAATTTTTGATTTATCAGTTTCATCAGCATTGAGGATAGATCGAATTATTTCTATGTTTTTGCTTAACGAGTCGTTAATTGAAGAAAAATCAATATTTGATATGAATGATTTAGATATCTCAGATATATATTCAGAAGAAATACAGATATTTGATTTTTTAAGTGAATCAATCACATTTGAAAAATGTTTAAAATCATCGGAACTAGCCAAATTATTATTAAACGCTTCAACTAACTGTTTGGCATAATCGTTTAACAAAGGACCTGAAACATCAGAAATTTGTTGTTTTAAAGATGCTAAATTCTCTTCAAAAAAAGAATTATAATCATACATATCTATATATTTTTTTGATAACAATGTTTCATCATAGCTATTCTTCATTCGAATTACCTCAGTATTTTATTTTTTTGAATTTTGTTTTTAGTGTTTCTAGTTTCTTCTGATAAGTTTCATCATCAATAATTCCTGCTTTATGCAATGATTCAAGTTCATCAGCTTTATTAGAGTAATATTCTATGTTTCTTGAATCGTATTTTCTTACACTATGAGCATAAGCTAGCAGTGCAACACCTAAAGAAAACATTGCTATAGTTATAGGAAAAGTAGTTTTGATGTCTTTAGAAAACACAACGATTGCTAATGCTGTTAAAAAAAACAAAATTATAAAAATTTCAAAGCATCTTGATAATTTATCTATTGTTTTTGTAACGGTAATTAAGAAACCTTGCAAAATGCAACTGTAAACAAATAATGCAATAATATAAATTGATATAACTGTAAATAACGAATTTAACGCTTTCATATAAATCACTCCTTTAATCAATCGTTATTTTCTCACTCAACGAATACCACACTTTAAGCGGTATTCCTTTTTCTTTTACAATAAATTCAATATTTTCTAGTTCTTTTATATTATGTAGTTCTTCATACATCAGTAATCTAATAGCAAATTCATTTGCTTCTCTTTCTAAACGAGTTTTATAGACTCGCCTTAGAAAATTAAAACTGATGTCCTTATCAAAATGCAGAACGTAGTGTCCTAACTCGTGTGCTATAAGAAAATTTTCATACGCACAATCTAAATCACTTCTTACAAATATGTAGCCTTTAGAATCAACAATCATTAGTCTTGAATCTAAAGTTTTCGCTTTGAAATCTTGGTGTTCAATTGAAATATCAAGATGATCTACAAGCTCTTTAATGTTTGAAGTATTATATTTTTTAATTAAATCTTTGACTTTATATTCTATATTCATCCATAAGCACACTCCTTTAAATAATAATTATTTGTGCTTTCTAGATATAATCTTCAACATATCAGCAATATCATCTGCCATCTCCATTATTTCATCGTCGGACATATTATCTAAATCATAGCCACCAAAATCAGCTACCATGTCTTGTTTTAAAATGAAACTCAATGCTTCTTGTGGGGTAGAAAATGAGAAATCTACATTATTATTGTCCTTTGTTTCACTTCTCCCTAAAAGGTAATCAATAGAAGTATTAAAGAAATCAGCAATTTTTTCTAATGTTTCATAGTCTGGTTGTCTTTCATTTCTTTCCCATTTACTAATAGAACCATTTGACACCTCTAAAATGTTTGCTAATTCTATTTGACTTAATCTTTTTCTCTCTCGTAATTGTTTTAATCTTAATCCAAAATTTACTTTGTTTATCATTTTATTGCCTCCTACTTATACAATAAGTACATTTCTTATAATAAGTATAATATATTTGGACAAAATGGTTAAGTTATTTGGACAAAATGGGCAATAATTGTTGACACTTGTACAGAATGTCTATATAATAAAAGTGTAGTTGGACGATATGTCCAATGATGGAGGTGATATTTATTGCAGTTTACAACTACAGACGTTATTACGGATATACCCAAAAAGATTTTGCATTACTTATAGGAAAAGATAGGAAAACCTATGCTTTAAAAGAAAAAGGAGTAATTAATTTTTCACCTAAAGAAATGCTTGTTATTAGGGATGAGTTAAGAAAATTTGATAAATCACTAACAATAGATCAAATTTTTTTTACTTCAAAATTGGACAAACTGTCCAATTTAAACTAAATCCGTTATACATTATGTCTATCAAGCACAAACATATTTTAACTGATATTTAATAAAGTTTCCTAAAAAGACACTTTATTAAATACAAACATTTGGAGTTTAAAGAAAGGAGAAAATTAATGAATGGCTTAAATCAGCACGAAATTTTAGAACTTTTAAAACTATTGCAAAGAATGAATCTAAAACAACTCATAAAATTAAAAGAAATTATTGTTGAAGTAGAATCTGGCACAGAAAGACTAGAAAATCTTATAAACGATTTCAATAAGCTGTTTTAAGAAAGGAGGAATAAATTATGAAAGAAAAAACTTGGGCGCAGTATTTAGAAGAAAAAAGAATGAAAGTATTAAGTACGATCATTCCTGTATTAAGACCATTTGGAATCACTAAAGTTGATTACGAAGTTAATCTTGAAACTTATCAAGAAACTCTAGTTATTGATGATACAAGGATTGGATGCACTTGCAATAGCATAGAAGCAATCTTGCAAGAAGTTATTGGTTATTTATTTATCAAGACATGGGTTCCACCAAGAATATTAGTTAGTGATCCTTATGTAGACCATTGTGTTGAAACAATTACACGTTATTGGATAAAGGAGGAAAGATAACAAATGGCAAGAGAATTATATGGTCCGCTGTTTTCAGTTAAAAAAGCTGCAAATTATCTAGGAATCGGAATAACTCGTACTTATAAGCTTGTTAACACAAATATTTTGAAAAGTATCAAGGACAAAAATGGTTCGTTGATTGCTAAGAGTGTTCTTGATGATTACATCGAAGAACAGTACCAAAAGAACGCAAGTTCTTAAAAATTAAATAAGTAATTACTGGTCATCAAGGAGCCAATCTCAACTCCTGAACAAATAAAAAAGTCATATAAATCATAAAGATGGTCCTAATATTGTGAAATTAATCATTTTAAATAACACGAGGTTGGTTCCTTGGTGGTCAGTAATGGAAAGGAAAAGAAAATTTATGAGTAAAAATTCATTAATTATCATCTGCTGTATTTTGTTTGTTGTCATTGCTGTTTTAATCCACATGTTAAAGGAATTCAAATGGTATCAAAAATCCTACTATGAATTGGCAAATAAGATTGCCAAAGATAGAAGAGATAGAAAAATGCTGGTTCGTGCGGATAGAGAAATGATCAAGAGTGAAATAGATAAAAAATTTCTAGCAATTCTTAGAATTTCTCAAAGAGAAGATTATCTAAGAAATCGTTTTGAATTGGGCTATGAATCAGGAAGATTTGAAGTAGAAGTCAAAAACTTATTTCTATCAGGTGGTCTTACACCTTATGAGAAAGGGTTTCTTAAAAAATGTGAATACATTGCAATGTTTAAAGTGAACGAAAAGGAGGTGTGATTTATGAAACTATCAGCAAGAGGTTTGGCCACGATTATTGTTATCGGTTGTTTTATCGCTAACTGTTTAGCAATCTTGGTCAGGAGTATATAAAAAAGGTGCCTATATCTAGGCACATAACATAGCAAGTAAATTCTAAGTCATTAAAGGAGAAAATGCAATATGAAAGTCAAAAAAAGAACATATTTTCTTATTTCAATATTAGTGATGTTTTGTATCATTGCTCCAATCTGTTACTACCAAAACAAATTGGATGCTTATAAAACAAAAGTTCAACAACAAAAGGGAAAGATTTCTCTTTTAGAAGATTATTACAGTGATGCGTTATCTGATAAGAATCGTTTCGAAGATTTATATGACAGTGTTCAAGAGGATAACAAGTATCTCATAGCTCAATTAGAAGAACTTCAAAAATGAAGAGCTCTTGGCCAATTTACTGTTACTTACTATTGGCCCGGAGAAGATATTTACGGTCGTTTAACTTCTACAGGTGCTATTGCTGAAGAGGAAAGAACCATTGCGGTAGACCCTTCAATCATTCCGTATGGTTCCATAGTTTTAATCAATGGCAAGGAATACGTGGCTCAAGACTGCGGAGGGGCTATCAAAGGAAACAAGATAGATATCTTTGTTGACAGTCCAAAAATGCAAAAGTACACAGTAGAAATCTATATAAAAAGAGAGGAATAGAATATGACAAAAAAAGATTTAGAAGACATTATCCAAACAGCTAAAGCTGCAGGTGCAGATGTCAAGGTTGTTCAAATTGGTTCAACTGAAAAGGAAACAGATGAAAGACCAGCAGTACCATTGCTTAAATTAGAATTAAGCATCAAGAAAGATGGAGATGCGCTTTCGGCATTAGCTGATGCTGATTGGAACATCTTAGGAAGTCTTTTCTTAGAAATGGCTCCAATCAATATTGACATTGAAAAGGTCAAAGAAATGTTTACACCGGCTAAAAATGCTTTTATGCATTGCAGTAATGAATTGGATAACTACATCCAAGAACAATTTAAAGGAGCATTAGAAGATGAAAAAGAAAGAATTAGAAGAAAGAGTTGCTGATTTAGAAAGCTCAATCATTTGTATGGAATGTAAGGATCATCTAGACAGTGATGATTATCTTCAACTTGGTTATCTCAATCAGGAATTAGCACAATGCAAAAAGGATCTAGAAAATGGAAACTACGAACTATGAGGAGTTCTTTACTAATTGTAATGTCGATTATGTAAAAGACAAAAAACACTGGCATAGCCTAAGAGGAAAAGGAATTGGTGGTTCTGATGCAGGAATTGTAATGAACGTAAACAATTACAAAACACCTTATGAATTGTGGGAGGAAAAGACAGGTGCTAAAAAGCCTGTATTTCAAACGAGTGAAGCAATCGAAAAAGGGAATACATTGGAACCCATCCTCATTGAATTGTTCGGTGTTCTTTATAAAAACAAGTTTGAATTGATTGATACGAAAGATATCAGCTTGTCAAACAAGAAATATCCATTTTTAAGAGCAAATCTTGATGGAGCAATGATTGAAATTGCAACCAAAGAAAAATGGGGGTTGGAAATCAAATCAACAACTATTCAAAATGGTGCAATGTTAAAAGAATGGGCCAATGATCACATTCCAATTACTTACTATTTCCAAGTCTTGCATTACATGATAACAACAGGATTAAGACATTTTGTTTTATATGCAATTCTTGATATTCCTTGGGCTAACAATGGTGCAGGGAAGCAAGAAACAAGAGTTGTTTATCTTCACTATGATGATTTGGTGCTAGATGCTAAATATCTATTCAAAACGGAATTGTGGTATTGGAATTTAATAAAAACTAAAACTCCACCTCCATTTTTAGAAAACAGGAATAAGGAATTAAAAGAAGTCAGTTAGAAAGGAGAGCCTATATGAACGAACTATTAAAAGTAAATTATGACAATGACCGCATTACATTGTCAGCAAGAGAATTACATGAATTTTTAGAAATTGAAACTCCGTTTAAAAAGTGGTTTGGAAGAATGGCTGAATACGGGTTTAGTCAAGAAATTGATTACCGAGAAGTTATGGACAAAATTGTCCAAAACCCTAAAGGTGGTCGACCATCAACAGATTATGAAATCACTCTCGACATGGCAAAAGAAATTGCAATGATCCAACGTAGTGACAAAGGAAAAGAAGTCCGCCAATACTTCCTTGAATTAGAAAGAAAATGGAACAGTCCTGAAGCTGTAATGAATAGAGCGCTTGAGTATTCAAGAAAGCAAGTAAAAGCCTTGATGGAAGAAAAACAAGGTTTGATTGAAGAAAATAATCAATTGAAGCCTAAAGCTCTATTTGCTGATGCAGTAAGTGCCAGCAATGAATCAATTTTGATTGGTCAGTTAGCTAAATTAATCAGACAAAATGGCTATGAGATTGGTCAAAATCGTTTGTTTGAGTGGATGAGAGAAAACGAATATCTAATTAAAAAGGGTGAACGTTACAATCAGCCAACACAAAAATCAATGGATCTTGGATTGTTTGAAGTCAAAGAAAGAACAATTACTAATCCAGATGGAAGTACAAGAATTACATTGACCACAAAAGTGACGGGAAAAGGTCAAGTGTATTTCATAAATAAGTTTTTATCGTAGAAGGGAAAAAAAAGAAAATGAATGAGTTTCAATCAGGGCTACTTAATGAGCTAGTAGCTGTAAAAATCACAACCAAAGAAGAATTTGATAAAGTTATCAACTTCCTATCAATCAACAACTGCTTTCTTGTGAATGGAGAACCAGTTGTCAAACTAACATATCCAGGAGATAAAGCATTTGTCATTTTAAAACAAGATAATGCAATCTTCTGGCAACCGGCTAACCAAGAACTTGATGAACGTTATAAAGTTGTCAACGTCATCGAATTCTTTAGACCAACTGAAGAAGAAAAGGTAGTTGAAGCAAAAGCTGAAGTTATTGAAGAACACGTTGACATTGATGAAAAACACCTTTCATTAGAAGTTCAAAAAAGACCAGCAAATGAAGCGATTGTCTCAAATATTGATGAAATGGTCAAATTGATTCCAGCAATTGAAGCTAAAAAAGGTGTAGTTGTAGATGAAAAGAACTACAAAGATTTTGTTAAAGCTAAAACTGGAATGGTTCCATTATATCGTTCGTATGCTAAAAAATTAGAAACTGAAAGAAAAGCAGTCAAAAAAGCATACATTGAGCCTTATCAAGAATTTGAAGCAAAGGTAAATAAAGTTGTTAAAGCTTTAAATGATACTGCAAGTGTTGTGGCTGAAAATGTGGATGTATTTGTTCAAAAGCAAAAAGAAGCTCTTAGAAAAGAACGTCAAGCAGCTATTGATCAACTAAAAGAAGTATTGATTTCTAGAAAGATGATTTCAAAGGAATATGCTGATCAGTTCGTTTTTGATGAAAAATGGCTTAATGCTTCAACATCCAAAAAGAAATTTGAAGAACAAGTTGAAGCACAATTCAATGCTTTAATGGAAAAAGAAAAGAATGACAAATTGAATTTAGAAATGGTTGAAAAAACAATCATCAATTCATGCTTGATTGCTAATATTGATGAAAAACTCATTTCAAGAGAAAAGTATCAAGTGCTTTTAGCAACTGAAGGACTTCCTAAAGTGACTGAAATGATCAGCGATGAAGTTGACAACATCAAAAAGCAATCGCAAGCGGTTGCTCAACAAAAAGAAGCAGAACTTCAACACCAAAAGGAAGAGTTTGAAAAGAAACAAAAAGAAGCAGAACTTCAACACCAAAAAGAGTTGGAAGCAGTCAAAAAACAAGTTTCTCAAACAGTTGAAAATCAACCTAAATACACACCAATCAAGCGTGGTGATGAAACGATTGCTAACGTAAATGATAAGTATATCGTTACTGAAATCAAGCAAACGCCTGAAAAGTTCCAAGGCAGAACATGGAAGAAAACGTTTGAGTTTGAGGGTGATTTAGGAGCTCTTCAAATGTTGAATAGATACATGGATGTAATCAAAAACATCAATCCAACATTCAATTTCGGTGAAGTGAAATTAACTGAAAAAGAATTAAGTGATCCTCAAACAGGAGTGGTCAATAAATATAACGTTAAAGAAATCAATTAAAGAAAGTTATGAGGTGAAATTATGAATAAGGTTTATTTAGATAAGAATGGAAAATTATTCGTTAATGGTCATGAAATTAAGGGAGTTATGTCCGTTTCATCAGAAACAGATTATCTAGGTACACAAATAGTTTTAAAGTTTGAAGGTGATTACAAATGCGATTTTATTTCATCAAGAAAAGGACATTCATTATCTGAACGTCCTAAGGAATAAACTTAGCGATAAAATCTGTAAGTTCTATCAAACCATTTTTAAATCTTTTTTCCATATAAATAATAGCATTATTTGTGAGAAGGAAGTCGCCACTTACCCACTCCTTAACAAAGCCAATGGATTTTAATTCATCTAGAATGTCGCCAACATCTTCGATATTAAAATCTAAAATATATGGTTCTCGTTGCTCAAAGTTATTTTTAAATTGTTTTGATCTGTCTAACGAATAACCTTGAGCACGCCTTTCTAGAAATGTTTTATATGTAGAACATAAGAATTTATCAGCTAATTTTGTTAGCACTACTGACACTGTTTCACCTCACTTTCGAGGTAAATTATAACACTAAACAAAAGGAGAAAATAAATTATGGCAGTACAAAGCATGGTACAACAAGCAAATGAAGTAAGAGAAAATAAAGTAACAACAATCAAAACAGATACAGGAGAAATCAAGCTATCTTCTAAAATCGTAAAGGCTTATTTGGTCGCTGGAGGAGGTAATGTAAGTGATCAAGAAGTCAAACTATTCATTGCATTATGTTCAGCGCAAAAATTAAATCCATTTATTAAAGAAGCACACTTAATCAAATATGGTAGTTCACCAGCAACAATGGTCGTTTCTAAAGATGTATATCAAAAAAGAGCAGATAAACATCCAGAATATCAAGGAAAGAAAGCAGGAATCATTGTTTTAACTGCTGAAGGTAAGATTGATTATCGTGTTGGTACATTCTATATTCCATCAAGAGAAGAACTTGTGGGCGGATGGTGCGAAGTCTATAGAAAAGACAGAGAACCTGAACGTGTAGAAGTATCACTTGATGAATATGTTGGCAAAAAGAAAGATGGAACAGTTAACGCTCAATGGAGTGGTAAACCAGCAACAATGATTAGAAAAGTTGCAGTTGCTCAATGTTTAAGGGAAGCTTTTACATCAGAATTCCAAGGAATGTATGTTCCTGAAGAAATTGGTGTCGAAGATACGACAAACAACTTTGTTGTAGAAGAAACTCCTCAAGTGCATCAAGCAATTGAAGCAACTACTGCACCAACAATGCAAGACATCATCAATGAGGAAAAACAAGCTGAACCAGTTCCAGTTGATGACTTTGACCCAATGTCAATGTAGGAGGTAACAAGATGCAAGAAGAATACGTTATACTTCCTCGATCATTTACAAACACGAAAGCCTATAGAGATACCTATTCTCTATGGACTTTCACTTATCTATTGTTCAATTGTGATAATGATGGGCATCTAGAATTGAACATTAGAAATCTAGACTTGCCAATCAGTGAAAATAAATTCAAAGTATCATTGAAGAAGTTATATGATGAAGGATTGATTTATGGTGATACACAAGGAAATCATAGAGAGATCTATATAAGTGATTATCAAGAAAAGTATGTAAAATAAGAGGTTTAATCAATGGCTGAAAAAGAGGTAAAGAAAGGGTACACAGGATTTTCAAACGAGCTGGTGAATGATCCTATTATTAAAAATTCAAAAGCATGGACGCTGTTTTCTTATTGCCTCTTTAAGGCTTATTTTGATGATAAGTATGGAGAGGCAGGAACCTTTACAACCACACAAATAGAAATGAGAAAGAATTTGAATTGGGACAATAAAACCTTAAAAAAATTTATGGAATTCCTAAAAAACAAAGGTTATATAGATTATAAAACAACTCCTCAAAATACGTTTATAAAGGTGCTGAATTATAAGAAGTGGCGAGGGTATTAGTATAGGAAAAATTCCTACATGGTATAGGAGAAATTCCCATACTGTATAGGAAAAATTCCTACACCCCTTTCTATATATAAACAATATAAACAATATAAACAAGAAAAAACAAGATAAAACAAGAGGGGTGTGTTGCACACTCACGGATAACAATCCTTCGCATACGACATTGCAGATTGCTATATATAGTAGCGCCCCTCCATTTAGTGAAAGGATTAGTTAAATTTGGAAAAAACGGAAATCAAAAAGATTTTGAAATTTTACAAAAATCTAAATCCATCAACACAATTAAATATCAATGATAGAGAAGTTATAGAAGTCTGGTGTGATGTGTTTATGGAGTACTCATATGAACAGGTAAGAAATGCAATTGTAGCATTTTCAAAAAAGAAACCTTTTGCTCCAAGCATAGGAGAAATTATTTCTAACATTGAAGTTCCTGATTACACAATTGAACTAATTGAACCCTACACCGTAATTGTTAGTTTTGAAGATGAAGAATATGGAAACTTTCCATTTAGATTCTTCAATTCTCAGGAAGCTAAGAAAAATATCGAAAAATTTAAAGAATGCAGTTACGACAAGGAGTCAATCAAGATGCTGCATGAAGAACATGTTAGAAAACGCAATTCTTCGGTTCTTACATACAGGGGAGAAGCAAAAGCAAGATTAGAACAAAAACTTCAAAATCAAAATAACAAGGGAAGTAGAAGATATGATAAACAGAGTAGTTTTAGTTGGTAGGATGACACGTGATCCTGAACTTAGAAGAACTCAAAACGGTTCAGCAGTTACAAGCTTTACTTTAGCGATTAATCGACCAAAGAGAAATGATGAAGAACAACAAGCGGATTACATTTCATGTGTTGTTTGGAATAAGACTGCTGAAAATGTTGAAAAGTACTGTTCCAAAGGTTCGTTAGTTGGAGTTGAAGGAAGACTTCGTTCAAGATCATATGACAACGCTCAAGGTCAACGTGTATATGTTACTGAAGTTGTATGTGATTCAGTTCAGTTTTTAGAAACAAAACCTAGAGACAAATATGAAGAACAACAATATCATTCACAATCAACATACAATCCAAATCAGTACCAACAACCAATACAAAATCAACAACAAGACAGTTTTATGAATGAAAATCCATCTTTCAACATTATGGAAGATGACATTCAATTCTAGTCTAAAATAAAAAACTTAAAATTTTCGTTTCTAGCGAGTGTTTGCTATAAAGATGATTAACTTTACCAATTATCTAAAAACATTCGTTAGGATGAAGATTTGACCAAGAAAATAACAAATTAAACAAAAAAAGGAGAGATGAAAATGCTCATAAAAAAGAATGAAGAACCATTTTTCTATAAATTTCTAGCAATCGCTAAAGAAATTATCAAGAAGAATCCAAAGTACACACCAGTTTTCTATGGTGATGATGAAAGATTGTATTTAGCGTGTGGTAATCATGCTGCAGTATATGATTTTCAAAGCAATTTGTTATTGGATGATGAGTTAAGAGAATTTGGAAAAATTCCTTATGAATTGTCTGAATTGCCTAATGGTGATTTGATGCTTACAAAAGCCGACCACTTCAATTGTCAAGAATCGTATCTAATTGCAGTTAAGAATTTTTTCAAAAAAGCAGGATATATGTCAAAGAAAATCATGCAAGTTGCGAAAGAGGATTCTTTTAGGGTTCCAAGAATAGTAGAAACTACAGGTCGTTGGATTTCAGAAGATGACAATAAAATTTTAGCAAAAATCGGATATCCAAATATTTACATGTTAGAAAATATCAGAGTAAATGAATTTAGAGCGCTTGCTGAGGGGTGGAATCCACGCTATTTAGCTGCACATGATGATGTTGAACTTAATGGTGGCCAAACCACTATCTCAATGACGGTTTATTTCAATATCAAAGAGGACCCTAGAGAAAATGCTCATGATCAACAATCAATGGATTTTGATGCGGTTGATACAGTCGATAGAGATTCAGAGAAATTTGAAAGTCTTGAAACAACAGAAAGCTATGGAGAGATTGAAAACGTTGAAAATATCGAAGATATTGAAGATTATCAAGAGGAAGAGCAATTAGATGCACTTCTTGAAGATGCTGTTGTTCCAGAGGAATTAGAAGATGATTTCGACCCAATGCGAGCTTAATCTTGGAATACAAGCAAACTACAAGAAGTTTTGGTTTACCGTTCCAGGAGCAATCGTTGGAAAAGGCAGACCGAGATTTACTACGCAAGGAAAATTCGTAAGAGCGTACACACCTAAAAAAACAAGGGATTACGAACAAAAAATAGCAATGTGCTATCGAAGAACTACAAGTTACCAAAGTGATAAAGCGTTGAGGGTGAAGATATTTGCATACAGGGAAATACCGAAGTCAACCACTAAAAAATTAAGAGGTTGGCTATTAGATAAAACGTTTCTATGCACCGTTAAACCGGATATCGATAACATCATAAAAGTAGTTTTAGATGCACTCAATAATGTGGCATATTACGACGATATTCAAGTGTGTGAACTGGTTATCATTCGTGAATTTGCTGAAAATGAATGTTTAAAAATATGTCTAGAAGAAATCGGTGAAAGAAGACCGAAATAGGAGGATAGAATTATGGGATTGTTTGATTTAGTTAGAGAAGAACAAGAAGCAAAGAAAAAAGCTGAGGAATCAGCTAAAGAAGATGTAAAAGATACAGTTGTCAAAGAAGTGGAAAAGGTTGAAGAAGCACCAAAAGAAGCTGATCAACAACCTGCTCCAGTTGCAAAAGCTGAAAAACAAGCGACTGAAATTGCAGAAGAATCTAAAAAAGAAGAAAAACCTGCAGGTAAAAAAACACCCAAGAAAAAATCAAGTAGTGAAAAAACGTACAAGTATCCATTTGGAGTCTACTCTGAAGGAAGATTGATTGATGTTTCTTCTTATGGATTTGTGGATGGCCAAGATTATACAGAAAAGGAAATCACAAGCATTATGTTGCAACACAGACATTATGAGTTTGCAGGAACAATGGAATACAGTTATATCGAGGATGACAACGTTCTTGTTGTAACTGGAAAACAACATAGAAAAGGCTAGGTGGTTGACATGGCCAATAATTATACAAGATATAAATTCTATGTAATTGGAGTTGGTGGGACTGGTTCTCTTTTAGCAAGAGACCTTCCAAAACTTCTTTTAGGAACGTCACATAAAATGATACTAGTAGATGGTGATACAGTTGAATCTAAAAATATCGAACGTCAAGGATACCAATCTCAAGACGTTGGTGATAATAAGGCTTTGGCATTATCGAGAAAAATCAATTCTCTTTATCCAATAGAGTGTGAATTCGATGATAAATATTGCACTTATGAAAGTTTATTTGCTCTTATCCAAGATGATAAGGGATATGTTCCTGTAATCATAGGATGTGTCGATAATGATGCTACAAGAATGATTTTAGAAAAAGTATTTAAGAAGCTAGATGATGTTATTTACATTGACTCAGCGAACAGTGAATACGAAGGAAATATTTATATCACAACAAAAAAGAATGGTATTCAACAATGTAATTTGAGAAGTCAATGTTACAAATTCGATTTAGATAAGCACCCACTTGACGTTTCTTGTCAAGAACAGGCCGCCAAAGGAAATGTTCAATTTTTAGTAACAAATGCAAAAATGGCCGTATCGATATTGGAACATTGCAACGCTTTAATCATGTATCAGTTGAAAGAAGGTGTTCAACTTGTCAACAGATTTGAGACAGTTTTTTACGACTGATCATGTTCCAGATAAATTAGAACCTAACACCTATGAAAAGTTTTTCATCAACGCTTTAAGCTATACATCACCAAAAGCTATAGATGATTTAACGATTGCATTTGAAGAAGATGAGTCTAATGATCTGATACAAAATTTTCAAGAAATCGACTTATTAGATGAACATGTTTTTCCAGATGTTATCGATTATGAATTTGAAGAAGTTATATTAAGTCCTTTTTTTGACAGAAACGAATTTGCAGTTGATGGTTTTGAAACATTGATTGAAGGATTATATGATGAACAGAATGAAGTGTTTGTAAATGTAAGTTTTATTATTCCACAATTAAAAGGTGTCTTTAGAGAAATATATGCAGAAGCCAAAGAGTGGTGTGAGTACTCGGATGAAACATTATCCGAACCTAAGGTTGATTATTACAATCTAGGTACCACTGAAATGCAGTTCTTATATATCAAATTTAAAAACAAGAGAAAAGCTAGGAAATTCAGAAAGCTTTATAAAAAGAGCTATCAAATAAGAGCAATGCTATATGGTTTTGGATATCGATTTATAAATGGTCAATTTGTTAAAGAAAACGTAAGAAACATTGAAATTGAAGGATGGGAATATCCTGATTTGAATTTTGGAGTGGCAAATGAAGCTCTAGAAATCATGGCAAATGTTTCAAAAAAAGAAAGACACAATACGGAATTGTTGCAAATAATAATCGAAAGAAAAGTAGATGATTGTGATTATAAATTTACTTCAAATGCTTTGATTTCAGCTCTTTCAAACACATTAAAGACAAAAAGCGAGGTGATCATGTAATGAGAGAAGCAATCATTCGTTTAAACAATAAAAAAGATGATGCTGAATTATGTATCAAACAAAACGAGAAGATTACATTCAAAATGCTTTCAAAAGAAGAACTGGTAAAACTTTTTAATGATTTTTTTATCAAAGATCAGCATGAGAAAGCAAACATAAAATTGTTTTCTGAAAACACGATAGGCGCTGGTATTGATTATGCTGTTATAAAGCAACCTGAGCATATGCAATATGTTACTTATAATAATCATTCATACAAAATAAATTTTCCTAATGCTATTTATATCGTTCGATATGACAACAAAATCGTAAAAGGCATCCAATGTTACTGCTATAAGAAATACAAAGTAGGAGATACCGAATTGTATGAATATGCAATGCCAAACATGTTGACAGGAAATGCAATGTGCATGGGTAGTGCTGATAAAAGGATTGTTGATGGTGATATTGAAGCTGCTTTGAATAAAATCATTGCTACACCTTACTCACATGGAAATTTTGATGGAATAAAGGGATTTTCAACAACAGTCAGCTATTTTGAATATTTAGAAGAAAATCCATTTCCTTACAAACTTTTAAGAAAATTGAACAGGAAATTAAGAGATGTCAAAGTGTGATGAATTAAGAAAATTACTTCTTGAATGGGGTGAAGGTAATTATTTGCCCTTCAAGAAAAAAATTGCGTATCTGGAAAATGAAAATTATCGTTTGAGAATGCAAAATTTAAGAATCAAAGAAAGAAATGAAAGACTTTCTATGATCACCAAGAAAAGAAGAGAGGAAGCGAATCATGAAAATAGATAGAGGAATTGTTCGATGTGATAGATGTAAAAGAGTTTTCAAAACCAAAGAGGTCAATAATTATAAAATCTCATATCAAGCAGGTGGATTGAAAAGTGATGGTGGCATGGGACTTGTAAGAAAGAAAGCAGAAATCTGTTCCGATTGCAATATGGATTTTGAAGACTTCATGCGCAATAAACCAGTTGCAGGACGTGATATCAATGACAGGTAAAGAATGGTCAAAGTTATGTAAGGAACATGGTGTTGTTGTCCTTGATGCAAATTACAAAGATATGACACAAGATGATGCTTTAAAGTATTTTGATTTATTAAAAACTGCAATGGATCATGCTTTTGCTAGAAAATATGATTTGGAAACCGGCCAATATGAAGATTATGCATTGCCTGAAGGGTCTACATATTACGAAGATGATATGAACAAGAAAGTTGCCTGTTGTGAATGCGAAAAGAAAATCATGTACGGAACTTCTTATACATCAAGAATCATCTTGAATAGCAGTGGATTTGGCTATGCAGTATGTGAAGATTGTTATTACAAAAATGACATGAAAGATATCGTTAAGGAGGAATTATAAAAATGGGAAATGAAAAATCAAATTATGAAACATATAAGGAATTAATGGAAAAATACAAATTTAAGATTGGAAGACCTAGTGAAATCAACATGGATGACTACGATGTTGTTGTGTCATGCAATAACGTTGGATACGCTCATGTAAAATATACAGTTCTTAAAAACGCCCCTAATTTAACTGATAGAGAAATTGCTCTTCTTTGTGATGGTGGTAATTTATGTTTTGGCTATCGAGTGGAAGGAAACACTATTTGTGTTTATACAGATTAAAGCGTTAAGAAAGGTTAAGGTGCAATAAAATCTGTAGATTGCAGAAAAAACGATACCAAGGAGGAACAACAATGAAAACAGTAGAAGAATTAGAAAAAGAAATTAATAATGTTGAAGAAACATTAAATAATTTAAAAACAAAAGTTGAAGAATTAAAAAAGAGTAAAAATGGTTTTGGACCAACACCAAAAGACTGGAAACCTAAACGTGGAGAAAAGTATTGGACAGCATATTATAATTTAAACCCAACTTTTTTTATTTGTGATGAAAGAGAGATAAGTAAAAATATTATTAAATACAATCGTATATTTAAAACAAAAGAAGAATGTAAGCTGTATTGTAGAATACAAAAAGCATTTATGGATGCTTCTAGGGAGTATGTTTTAAATAAATACAACTACGTTCTTCGTTATGCGCACGAAGGTGGGGAAGTATTCATAACACCCTATACTAATGTTCAACCTACAGAATTATTTTTCGACAGTGAGGAAACAGTTCAAAATCTCATTGATAAATTCGGTGAGGAAAATATCAAACGTTACTATTTAGGGGTGTATTGATATGAAAAATTTTGAAGCGTATGAAGAAAAAATCAAAGAATTAAATTATAATTTTGCGATAAAAAACGATGAATGTGTCAGGTGTATTAATATTTGCGAAAGGTGCGAATTTATAAGCAATCCTTTTGGTAGTTGTCCTCAAAATAAAACAAAATGGTTGTACAAAGAATATATTGAACCAAAACCAAAGGTTAAAATTCCTTTAGCAACTAAATACTTTTTAGAAAGTTTAAATGATAAGTATGAATGGATTGCAAAAGATGAAGACGGTGCTGTTTGGTGTTATAAATTTAAGCCTGAAAAATATACACAAGATAACAACAAAAGATGGACTGTATATGGTAGGGGTAATATTGCTGGCTTTAGAGATGTTTTCAAAAAAGAAATATTTGATTTTCTTTCATGGGAAGATGAAGAACCAACTAACATTAAAGAACTTTTAGAAAATTGTGAGGTAATAGAAGATGAGTGAAAGAGAAAAATTCAAAAAAGATTTTGAATTAGATTTATTGTTAGCAGTAGATGAATTACTTTACGAAGTGAATGTACGTTTTGGTGGAATACCTATTTTACGTGAAATGAAAGAAAGAGAATATTTTCAAGATGCAAAAGACGATGAAACCGTACATGGGCTGATTGAAAGATATAAATATTAAATATTGTGAGGTGATAGAAGATGAATAAAATAGAAGAATTTAATGTTGATGAATTTCTAGATAAAGTAACGGAAACAAAAAGGATATTTAGACAATCGCTTGAAAAATATGGCAAAGAACCGCAATGCAGACAAGCCATGGAAGAGTTGGCTGAACTTATTCAAGCAGTGAATAAGATGCTACGTTATGCTGATAGACCAGCTGAACCTGAGTATTATGCCAATTTAATTGAAGAAATAGCTGATGTGGAAATCATGCTATACCAATTGAAAGTGATGTTTAATATTGATGATGATCAAGTGTTTGCTTTTAAAGTAGAAAAAGCCAAAAGAGAGCAAGAAAGGTTGGAAAAGTTAAATGACAGCACAAGAAATGTTTGAATCAATGGGATTTAAAAAAGAAAAATTTGATTATTTTGGATTAGATCGATTTATTTATAAAAAACCAATCGTATATGAAGAAGAATACTTATATACATTTGTAGTTTTGTTTGATAAAGAAGAAAAAATAACATCTGTATATTGTGATGAGTATTCTGAAGATTATGAGTACGGTTATGATGCACCACCTGCAATTGATATGGAACTTTTAAAAGCTATCAGTCAACAATGCCGTGAATTGGGGTGGCTATAATGGATGCTGCTTTATTTGAAATTGACAATATGTGTCATGCTTTAGGGTTTGATCCTAATGGAATTAGAAAAGGTCAAAAAGTCTATGAGTATTATAGAAATTTTTTTGTTGCTAGTGGAGAGTATAAAGAAAGCTGGGAAAGTTAGTTAAATGGGGAAATGCTGCTAAAGCTTCTAATGCTATCGTAGGAAGTTACTATTATGTAACCCAAAAAGGAATAGATTTCTTAAGCAGTATTTATAAGATTAAATTGCAACCAAGAAAATAAGGCGGTGGATAGAATGAAAAAATCAAATGTCAAAAAAATGAAACTTTATAATAAAGCATTACAATTTTATTGTAAACAATTAGAAAAGGCTCTTGATAAGGCATGTGAAGAACTGGAAAAATGTGAAAAAGATTTTGATAAAATATATGGTACCAGCTATGCAAAAATAAAGAATAAAAAATATTGGAAAAAGGAGTTGATGGAAGATGACTAAATTTGAATTAGATTTATTAAAAGAATTTTCTGATGATGGATGTGGTGGAGATGACTTTGATGAAATCAGTACATTAGTCGGCATGAGGATGAGAGGCTACTTTCAAGATGCCGAAGATGATGAAACCATTGATGAATTGATTTGGAGGTATGAAGAATGTATAAGTCACCAATAGAAATAGTAATGGAAGAAGTGTTTCAAAAGATGAATGAGGATTTTGAAAATTCAGTACTTAAAGCTGTACAAAAAGTCGGCATAAATGTTGATAAAGAAGAACTCCTAAAAGCTCTAATTTATGATAGAGGACAATATGATGAAGGCTATGAGGATGCAATGAATGAAATCAAGCATCCTCAACCCCTTAAATTTGAAGATTTAACCCCTGGTATGTGGATATATGATGCTCCTTATGAAGAAATTGTAAGAATTAAAGAAATAGAATCTAATGAATGGATATTTCTTGAATGTATAAAATCCAATGATTTATCTAATACATTTTTTCAAGAAGGAAGATTTTATCCAATTACTATTCCAAATATAGGAGATAAAAATGGGTAATCAGTATAGAAGAATGCAAACAGTAAAACATGCTTTGCAATACTATATCACTAGACCAGGAGCAAGTGAAAAGGATCTAGTAAGAGAAAAGAATTTATTAAAACGTGTTGAAGAAGATATTGAATGGTATGAAGAAAGACACCACATCAAAAAGAAAGAGGAGAGAAAATAAATGAAAAAAGTATTAATCATATTAGCAAGCGTATTTGCTTTAACTGGATGTTCAAAAGCATCTAGAGTTAATTGGAATATTAGAGAAGATGCAAACAACTTTAAAATCACAAGAAAAGTCGTTGCTCTTAATACTAGAACAAATGATCCATTATTCACTGTTGAGGGAAAGATTTCCCTTGATAGTGATGAAGATGGAGATTTAAACGTAACAATCAAAACTGGAAAAGGAAAGTACAAGCTGTTCTATGCACATTTGTCAAATGATGTTACATACACTTGTATTCAAACAAAAGCTAAAAAAGAAAATCCTTATGCCTATGACATTCAATTCTTTCCAGCAAAAGAAGTTATTGAAAATGGTGTTATTGATATCAAATCAAGTGAGTAGGTGGTAAATAATGCAGAAGATTAAATTAGAAGCTGAAAATGATTTAGAAAAACGTTGCAAAAATTTAAAAGAACAAAATGAAGCATTGATTAGTGGATTGGATCTTGCAAATGAAACAATAAGCAATCTATACGGTTTGCTTCGAGAATACCGTCAACAAAAAGAAAAGCTTTTAAAACAAAATACAAAACTGTTAGCGATTTATACTGTAATCATCATAGCTCATATAATCACTGCAATCATTAATCAATCATATCGAAATTCACTCATGTTTTATTTTCTCTCGGTCGTAAGTATTGTGTATGGTATTGATTTATGTAGTCAAAAATTCAAAAAAAGGTGATTGAAATGAATATATTAATTAAAAAGCTTAATGATTGTCAGTTGACTAATCAAGAAATCAAATACGTTATTGGTCGTTTAACGTGTGCAACTAATTTTGATAAGGAATTGCATCTGAAAGCAATTAAAAAGCTCGAAATACAAAGAAAGTACCTTGAAGAAGGCAATGTAGAAATAAAAGAAGATGGTGATAAATAATGTACATTAACCCATTTTGGTGTGGAGTTGCAGCAACTATCCTTGCTGAATTGGCAGGAATAATTGCTTATGCAATTTATCAAGATCATAAAAATTAATAATTAATTATTTTGGAGGGCAAGGAATGAAATATACAGATGAAGAAAAGAAGATCATTGATGAAGTTAAAAAATATCTTAGAGAATTACGCCTAATAAATATTGAAAAATTCTCTTTAACATTTGAAATTGAGGACATTCCAAGCCCTCAATCAATTAAATACAGTGATGAAGCTCCTGGAGGCTTTTCAAAATCAAAAGGAGAACAAATTACTTCTAATATGTTGCGCAGAGAACTTTTAACAAAGCGTCTAGAGCTCTTTAACAAAGAACTTGATAAATTTATGCCATTAGTATATTTGCTAAACGCAGGTCATAGAAACATTATTAGAACGTATGTATGTTCAAGAGGGTACAATGAAATGATTGACACATTAGAAGAATCGTTTTGTATCAGCAAATCAACTTACAAAAGAGAATTTCCAAAAGCATGTTTAGAATTATCTAAATATCTTGACATGGAACACCGCCCATCGCTTGAAAAATTGAATAATATCTTTTATGAAAGTATCAAGAATGAATAGAAATTTCATTCTTTTTTCTTTCTTTTTATCACAAATGATAAATTTTTATTAAAAGTGGACCCATTTTGGACCCAAACTGAACCCAAAGTGAGCCCTAATTGGACCTAAAGTGGACCTAGATTGAACCCTTATTTGCATGCTATTATGCTATTGTGGTTTTTGAAGAAATGAAACAATCCCATTTAATTTATAAAATCACAGTTCAGACATATAGGTTAAACCCCTTGCTAAAAAGTTCCTTATGGGAGCTTTTTTCTTTTGCAAAAACAACGATGCAGTTTTAACTGCAATTTCTATAAATAAAAAAATGGAGGTGGTGACATGATTTGGAAAAACACGAGTTAGCATTTGAAGACTATAAAAATGGCATGAAGCAAAAAGAAATTGCTAAAAAATACAATACAACTATTAATACTGTTAAGTCATGGAGCCGTCGCTATGAATGGTCAAAAAAGAAGAAAAAGTGTGCACACCAAAATAAAAGTGTGCACACCAAAAAAGAATGCAAAAAAATAGCTGAAGAAATAGTAGAAACAAGTGAGCTGGATGAAGAACATCAGCTCTTTTGCATTTATTATTTAAAATATCATAACAAAGTCAAAGCTTATTTAAAAATAAAACCCAAAGCTAAATATAACAGTGCTTGTGTCATGGCATCAAGATGGTTTAAAAAACCTGAAATCCAAGAAGAAATTAAAAGACTAAAGCAAGAGTTATATACTGATATTCTTTTGGATCCTAACGATATTGTTCAAAGATACATTGATATTGCTTTTTTAGATTCCGATGAATTGGATGGGAAGGCAATTAAAATGTCAGATTCTCTTAGAGCTCTCGAATGGTTATCAAGTCATTTGAACATGGCCAACGAAGAGCAAAAACTCAAGATTGAACTATTGAAAAAGCAATTGAATACGAATGATCAAGAAGATGATGGAGTTGAAATTATAAATGATGCACCAATTTAAGAAAACTAAGAAAAAACAGGTTCGTATTTCAGATATTGTCATTCCAAAGTTTTTGACCTGTTTCAATGACATTTCACATGTTCACAAGATTATGGACAGTGGTCGTGCTGGTACCAAATCAAGTTATGCTGCTATTCATGGGATTTATAAGATTGTAAGCGAAGATGAATGCTCCGTAATTGTTATGAGAAAGTTTCACAATAAGCTTTCTAAGACAGTCTACAATGAATTCAAACGAGCAATCAAACGTCTAGGATTGAAGAAAAAACAGTTCAAGATAACAAAGAATCCAATGAAGATTACATATCTTAAAAATGGTAATTCGGTTTATTTTACAGGGAACGACTCTATTGATGATACAAAAGGGATCATTGATGAAGAAAAACCTATCAAACTTGTTATTTTAGATGAGCTGACCGAGTTTTTTGAACGTGGTCAAGGAGAAGATGAAATATCCAATATAGAAGCTACTTTCGTTCGTGGTAATGATGATGAATTCTGTATGGAATATTATTTTAACCCACCAAAAAACCCTAATGCTTCTATTTTTAAATGGGTCAAAAAGATGGAAAAACGTAGTGACTGCATTCATATCCATGTTGATTATAGAGATGTTCCTGCTAAGTGGTTAGGAAAGAAACTTATTCAATCAGCAATGGAAATGAAAAAAGTTGATGAAAGAATGTACAACTGGATTTGGCTAGGAATATCAATTGGATTGGATGAAATCATTTATTACATGTTTGATAAAGATAAACATATTTTGGATAGAAATCTTACAAATGATGAAATAAGCGGAATTACAAGGATTGATGCATCATGCGACTATGGTCAAATGAATGCAACAGTATTTGAGTTTTGGGGACTCAACCCCACACAGAAAACTGTTTTTGGGCTTGATGAATTCTATCATTCGGGTCGTGAAAGTGGTAAACAGCTGACACCTAGCGAGTATGCTTTTAAGTTCAAGAAGATGTGTGAAAAAATCAAGGAAGAATTTGGTCAGTATCCTCGAAACCTCTATATTGACCCAAGTGCAAGAGGACTTGCTGAAGAAATCAAAAGGGCTTGTCCATTCATCAAAATAAGAGGTGCTCAAAATGATGTCAAATTAGGAATTTCAAGAGTTCAAAAAGCAATAGCATTTCAAAAAGTACTGTTCAGTACACGTCAGGAAATGCTTTTGAACGAAATCGTTATTTACAGCTATGATAAAAAAAGCATTGAAAGTGGTATTGAAAAACCTGTGAAAGATGATGATCACTGCATGGATGCATTGAGGTATTACATCATGGGCATCTGGAAATACATTAAAAGATATCTTCCTGATGTTGAGAAGAATGAAGGTGGTGAGGATGATTAGTGTTTACAGCAATAAAGAAATTTCTAGAAAGGATTAAGAACAGAATGTTTGCAACAAAAGATATAAATAAATTTTTCGATATCGATATTGCAATGTCGAATGACATGCTCAATTCAATTGATTTATGGAATAAGATTTTAGAAAACAAACAGCCTTGGCTAAGTGAAGAAAAAGGTGTCAAATCATTAGCATTGGCGCAAGGGATTGGCGAAGAACTTTCTAAAACATCAACAAGAGAATTGATATCAAAAGTCATATCAAATGATTTTGTCAATCAGGAATATCAAGAATTCATCAAAGATATGAATGAAAATCTTCAATGGGCTTTAGGCGAAGGCGGTGTTGTTTTTAAGCCATATGTAAGTGACAATCAAATATTTGTTGATGTTGTACATGCTGATAAGTTCTTTCCTGTTACGTTTAATGGAAGAAAGAAAATCACCGCAGGTATCTTTGTAGAACAGATTTTTAAAGGCAAAAACGTGTATACTCGATTAGAATATCAAAAATATGAAAATGGAGTAAATACGTTTGAAAACTATGCATTTATGAAAAAAGATTATTCTCAAGGAAATTACAATTTCTATACGGATTTTGGCAATCAAATTCCATTGGATACTGTTCCTGAGTGGAAAGACTTGGAAGAACATTTTGAGATTGGTGGCGTTGACAGGCCACTTTTTTCTTACCTTAAAACACCTGTCATCAATACAATTGATAAAATGTCCCCTCTTGGTGTACCATGCTATGTCAAGGCAATCAATCTGATTAAAGATGCAGAGGAACAATACAGCAGATATATTTGGGAGTTTATTGCTGGTGAAATGGCTGTTGAGGCTTCTGGTGATGCATTTGAAATTGATTCACACACCCATGAGCCAAAACTTCCTGAAGGAAAGAAGAGATTGTACAGAACATATGATATTGATAATCCTTCAGGACAAACAACTAACATCAATGATTTAATCAAAGTACACGCACCACAATTAAGAGATGCCAATTATGCTGCAGGATTCAATGATATTCTAAAGAGAATTGAGTTCGAATGTGGTTTATCGTACGGGGATTTAAGTGATCCACAACAAGTCGATAAAACCGCAGAAGAAATCAAGTCATCTAAACAAAGAAAATATGATACTGTTTCAGCAATTCAAGACAATTTGAATACTGTACTTGAAGATGTAGCGTATGCAATGAATGTTTATGCTATTGGAATGGGTAAATCCAATTCCATGGAATGTGTTGTTGAAACTGACTGGGGAGACAGTATTTTGACTGATACTGAAAAACAAAGAAATATCGACCTTCAAGAAGTCAACGCTGGTTTGATGCCTGAATGGAAGTACAAAGTCAAATGGCAAGGTATGAGTGAAGAAGAAGCAAAAAGAGAAGTTGCTGAAAATTCTGATGAAGGTATTGAATATGATGATGAAGATGACGATACAGAAGAGGATGTAAATGTTAACTGATAAATTTTTAGAAGAGTCGGGTGATGATGTCTCAAATGACTTCAGCACATTGGAAACTCTTCTTTTAATTTGGATGGGTTTGCGTTTAAGAAATCTTGCATCTTTAGAAGATATCGAAGAAGAGTATCCAAAATGGAAAAATAAGGCTTGTAGAGAGTTTTTTGAATATTCGGGTACTGAATTTCAAAAGGTTAAGAAAAACTCTCAAAACAAAGTAAAATCAATCATAAAGGATGGAATTGCTTTAACAATAAGCAATATTTCTTCAAGATTGAAAAATACCGATGTTCAAGCATCAAAAAAAGATATGCTGAACAGGTCCAATAAGAACCTGAACAAAGGTATCAAGGATACACAAGGTGAAATCAAAAACCTTTGCAACATTTCAAGAAAATGTACCAACAAGCAGTTTATAAAAGCATGTGATGAAGCATATTCTAAAATCGTTGCAGGAAACAATGCTGATAAGGCCATAGAATCATCAATAAGAAAGCTTTCTCAAAAAGGCATCGAAGTAGTTGGCTATACTGATCATACAACTTCAATGGATTCTGCAGTTAAAAGAGCAGTTACAAGTGGTGTCAATCAAACGTCTTTGAAATTCAAAATGGACAACTGCAAAGAGTCGGGCATCAACATTGTAAAGACTTCAAGTCATGGAGGTGCTCGACCATCCCATCAGGAGTGGCAAGGTAAATTATTTTATCTTCATACTCCTGTAAAAGGTCTACAGAACTTTAAAAAAGCAACTGGATATGGTCGTGTTGACGGCTTGGGTGGAGCGAACTGTCGACATTCTTTCTATGAAGTAACTGATTATGAATATGAAAATGATTTGGTCGATACCGAAGAATTTGACAAGAACAGGAATGATGATCAATATGAGCTGGAACAAAAACAACGCTATTATGAACGTCAGATACGTTCTTGGAAGAAAAGAAAGAATATTCTTGATGAATGTGGTGTAGATTCCACCAAAGAAGCCAAAAAGATTAGAGAATGGCAAGATAAGCGTTCTCAATTCATTAAAGACAGCAACATTCAATTCAAGAAAGAACATGGTATTGATAACGTTCTTAAAAAGGCTTATCCAAGAGAAAAAGTATTTAACAATGGCAAGTTATCAAACAAAAAAGGCAATAAATTATACAATGATGACGAATGGCTACCGTTCAATTTTAAGCCTAAAAAGGAAGATAAGCCAAAAATTAAAATGATTACCAATTCAGATGAATTTGTTGAAAAAATGATGAAAAAAGTAACCATCGAAAGCGATAATGATGATTTTAAAGAAGGCATAAAAAAAGAAATTAAAATCATGCATGAAGAAGCTACAAAATTCTTGATAAATAAGAAAATTCCTATTAAACAATCAGATACAGAAACAGCATATGATAGTAGCATGAATACTATCTTTGTAGCTCAAAAACATTTAAAGCCTGGTACCTTCGCACATGAAGTAGGTCATGCTTTGGTTGATAAAAACAATTTATATGAAAATGAAGAATTGGCAACAATCATGAAAAATGTTGTTGCTAACGCTAAATATGTAGTTAAAAAGAAAGATGATGAATACTTCATCTATTTACATTCAGATAAATTTATTCGTAATTATCAGGGCAAAACATATATAAATGTTACAAAAAAATACAAGAATCTAAAAAAAGGTGAACATTTAAAAATTGGTGCTTTTGATTATAGAGATTTAGAAGAATATGTCAGCGTTGGCTATGAAACTTTTGTAAGCAATCCTCAATTGTTATATGATAAAGATAAAGAACTGTATGATTTCTTTAAGAAAGGTGGATTGTTCAATGAGGTCACAAAAGGAAAAAAATAAGGAAATAGAAATTGAAATTGAAGGTAATCTCGAAGATTTATTGACTGAAGAAGAATTAAAACAGCTTGAGGAAGATGAATATTTAGATGGAGGACCAGGATACATTCCTACTTGGTCTAAATATTACAAGCCAAAAAAAGCCGACAAAAAATAGTCGGTTTTTATTTAAGGAGAAACATATGAAAACTGTAATCAAAGTATTATTCATTCTTTTAATTGCTTTGAAATTTATTGATCTATTTATTTGTGGGTTATGTAAAATTCTTATCCCACTTTTTATTTTCGGTTTAATTATGATAATTGCTTTTATTTTAGAAATTTTTTAGTAAAAAAGGAGAAAACAAATGGGTTCAGATGAATTTTTAGATTTATGTAAAAAAATAGTTAGAGAATACACAGAGGAGCATCTTGATAAAACGGATGGCAAAGTTGATTTTGATGTCTATGCTGTTTGGAGTTGCAAAGCATTGCAAAATAGTAAAGCTTTAGCATCAACATCTCTTCCAGATGGAATGTACTTCGAATGTACGTATAACGGAGATAAGAAAGAACTTTATTTAGATGCTTATAAGAAATTTGAAAATAAATGTATTAAGTTAGGAGGAGAAAACAATGAAATTTAAAAGAGCTTTTGAATTAATGAAAAATGGAGCAAAAATTAAGCTCCCTTCATGGGGTGGTTATTGGTATTGGGATGATGAAAAGAAAACAGTAATCATGCATACAAAAGATGGAAAAGAAATGGATATTAGAGAAACTGAAAGAGTTATCTATACGTTATCTAATATTCTTGATGATGGATGGATTCTTGCTGATGAAGAAAACTGCCCAGAATTAGGAGGAGAAGTTACTTTTGGTTTTGATGAAGCTATCAAATATCTAAAAAGAGGAATGAATCTTGCTAGAAAAGGTTGGAATGGTAAAGGAATTTTTATTTATTTATGTGAAACAGATGCAACAACAAATCCTTTTGTTTGTATAGATTCATCTAATTTACAAACTGATAATCTAGATGCAAAGAAAAATATTGTACCTTGGGCACCATCACAAACAGATATGTTAGCGGATGACTGGGTATTTTTTGAATAGGAGGATTTTATAAATGAAACTATTCATTAGTCAACCAATGGCAGGAAAAACGGATAAAGAAATCCTAGACGAAAGAGAAAGGGTGCTATGCAATGTAAAAGAATTATTTCCTGATAAAGAAATTGAAGTGATTGATTCGTTCTTTGATGGTGCACCTAAAACGCCTCTTTGGTATTTGGGGGAAAGCATCAAGCTATTAGGTCAAGCTGACATTGCTTATTTCTGCAAGGATTGGGAAAAGTATCGAGGATGCTGTATCGAATATGAATGTTGTGTTAGATACTCAATTAAACATGTAGAGGAGCAGGGGGAAGAATAGAATGAATACAGTATATACATTTAGTAATGGTGTTCATGTTGATTCTTCAACAATTGAAAAAATTAAAAAAGCTTATTTTGAAATAGTAAAAAAAGAGCTTCCAGAAGAAGCTCTTAATTTCGAAGTCAATGATTTTATTCTTGAAGAAATCAAAACACAAATTAAAAACAAAAAGATTTGCTTATAAGTGTTTTTCAACAAGATCTTGTAAAGTATAAGATATAATTTTTAATTCTTCATCTTTTGTTGCAGCACGTGCTTGTATTAGTTCTGTAAAAGGTTTTAATACAATATCGATATTTTCACAATAAGTTCTATGTTTGGTTTTGTATTCAATTTGAAAGCGAAGAGGTATCTCTTCACGAAATAATTCAGGTACTTTTAGATTAGTTATAAATGATTGTCCAGGAGCTATAAATGTGCCACAAATATTTTTGAAAGGTGTAATTTCTTTTCTATATGAAAATTCAGCTAAATCATGGTCACAAATAAATTTGGTTATTATAGCTCCACTTGATCCATAGTTTTTAATTATTAAATAAAACATTGGATCTTGGTAGTTCGCAGTTTTGCCACAAACTACAACATAGGGTCTAGTTGATTCTTCAATCATTTTACTATTTTGCTTTAAAGTCATTACTGAAATAACAATCGCAACAATACTTACTGTTGTAGATGCAATTATTCCAATAATTTCAATAATATCAGTTGTTGTCATTTTTTCACCTCCAGTAATTAGACTTCGATAACTTAATTATATTGAAAGAAATTGAGAGTGTCCATTTTTAGGCATTATTGAAACAATATGAAAAGATATGAAATGATATAAAAAATAAAAAAGCTCCTACTCATTTGAGAGGAAGCTAAAGTGCATATCATCTATTACAAAATTATCATATTTTAAAGTATCAGTAGTATATTTATCAATTAATGATTTAACAACAATTTCGTAAGTATCTGCATCAATTGTTTTATCGTCATAAATAGCTTTTACCTTTGACCATTTTGTTAAAAATTCATTTAATATAGGATTTTTGACTATTAAAGACATATCGTATTCATCTTGAGAGTAATGATACTCTTCTATGTCAATATGAATAGATTTACAGATATTTACTATTAAATTGAAAATATCAGAATATGATGAGAAATCTTTTGTTTTATGAATATCAGAAAGTCCGCAAAGCCAATCTATAGAAATATTGCATTTTATTGCGATATTGTACAAAGTATCAATATTGGGTGTTTTTGATCCATTTTCATATGAAGAAAGTGTAGTTTGAGCTACGTTTATTAAATCTCCAAATTGGCTTTGTGTTAAATTCATAGACTCTCTAAGTTCTTTTAATCTTTTTGCTAGTATTTGTTCGTTCATATTTACCACCTTTTTATTATATTATAAATAGTTTTTAATAAAAATAAATACAAGTTAATAAAAAGTATTAAATATTATTGACTAATTATATTTATAATTGTAAGATAATAAATGTAAATGAAAGGAGGGATAGATATGAAAAACTTAATACTTAAAATCGATGAAGAGTTACATAAGCAAATAAAAATTCGTGCAACCGAAAATGGTCAAACCATAAAAGGTTATATAACCACATTGATAAAAAGAGATTTAGGTATAAAAAAATAGAGAGTTGTCCGCTAAAACAATACTCTCTATTAAACCTTCTAGGCAAATGCATTTTAACATTATTTGCCTAGAAATTCAATTAAAAAGAAAGAGGTAAAAGTTATGTTAGAAGAATTAGACAGTTTGTTAGACGCTCTCATGAATATTGATGATAAGCTAAATGAATTACAAAGAATTAATTCAATGGTTATCGTTACATGTGATGCATGTGAAAACGGGAATGATATTAAATATGATGTTGCAAATGTCATGGTATTTATTCAAGAACAAATTGATTCCTTAGATGATGATATTAGATCAAATGTTTCAAAGTGCAATGCTTTAACAAGAAACATTCAAGAAACAATTAAAAAAGGAGATTGTCAATATGAACGAACTACAAATATTTAACAATGAAGAATTTGGAAATGTAAGAAGCTTTATGATTGACAATGAACCTTGGTTTGTTGGTAAAGATGTTGCTGAAGCACTTGGATACAAAAATGTAAGAGATTCTCTTGCAAGACATATTGATTCTGATGATAAAAGAGATGGGGTCGTGATTCACGACTCCATGGGTAGAGAACAAAAACCAATTATAATTAATGAATCAGGGTTGTATTCATTAATCTTATCAAGTAAGTTAGAATCCGCAAAAAAATTCAAACATTGGGTAACAAGTGAAGTTCTTCCAACGTTGAGAAAGACTGGTTCATATGCTAAAGTACCAACTGACCCAAGAGAATTGCTTATGTTGACAATTAAAGCCCATGAACAAACAGCTCAAAGGGTTGATGTTCTTGAAGAAAAGGTATCTGATTTAGAAAAATCAACAACGATTGACAGTTCACAACAATATACGCTTGAAAGAATTGCTAAAACAACTGTAATCAGTGCACTAGGCGGTATTGATTCAAGAGCTTACCAATTAATGAGCAGAAAGCTTTTCAGCAACATCTGGAGAGACTATAAAAAGTATTTCAAATTAGGCTCATATCGAGATACCCTAAAGACTGATTATGAAAATGCTAAAAATTATTTGGAATCATGGTCTCCTGAAGTCAATACAAGCTTGAAAATCAAAGAATACAATAGTCAATTATCAATGGTATTAGATTAAAAATTAAATATGAATATAAAGCGAGTTCAAAAGACTCGCTTTTTCTATACGCAATTTTAGAGAAAGGAGGTGTTTTTCAATGGCTGAAGGATTAAGACCACATCATCATCAAGAATTTGAATATCATACTATTCAATATTTTGATAAGAAAAGACACGTTATTGTTAAGAAGATACAGTATATGTGTATGATTTGCGGTCGTGTTCGTCATGAAAAATACGATTGCTACGTACCGCCACCTAAAAGCAAAACAAAAGCACTAGAGAGAAATAAAAGGAAATACAGCAATAGAGACTGATATTTCCTTTTTTTGTACCCAAAAACTGAAAACAACATAGCAACACATGAATAAAACAAAAATTTTGAGGTGGGCAACTCGTAAAACTGCAACCGCACAGGCTGATGCAACCAGCGTACTAAAGCGTAGTGAATGAAAGGATCTTATGAAAAGAGAATTTTTAAAGAATTTAGGATTAACAGATGAACAAGTTAATCAAATCATGACTGAAAACGGTAATGACATTGAAAAATACCGCAAGGAAGTCGAATCAAAAACAAAAGAGCTAGAAACATTGAACACAAAATATGAATCAGCTCAAAACTCCTTGAATGATGCGAATAAGCAAATCAAATCATACAAGGATATGGATATTGAAGGTATCAAAAATTCCGCTGCTGAATGGGAAAAGAAATATAAAGATGAAACTGCAGAATTGAACAACAAATTGACTCAACAAGAAAGAGACTTTGCTACTAACTCATACTTTGCAGGAATGAACTTTACTTCTGAAAGTGCCAAACGTGGAATCATTTCTCAATTCAAGGAACAAAACTTTGAATTGAAAGACGGCAAATTCATTGGAGCGGATGAATATATCAATGGTTTAAAAGAATCGGATGCAGGAGCATTCGTTGTTGAAAAAACTAAAGATGAACCTTCATTACCAACATTTACAAAAGGTACTGCTTCTAAAGGAGCACCAGGTGGAGAAAACAATGCAAATGCATTCGGTTTCCATTTTGCAGGTGTTAGAGCAATGCCAAAAGAATAACAGATCAGGAGGAAATTAAATATGGCAGCAGTAAACTATGCACATGCATATCAACAAGCGTTAGAACAAGCTTGGCCTTATGCGCTTTATTTCGGAGATTTATTCAATACTCCAAATAACCAAAAATATAGATGGGTCAATGCAAGAACAATTGAAATCCCAACATTAGAAACTACAGGACGTGTAGATTCAACAAGAGATACAATTGCCAATGCAACTAGAAACTACAATAACGCATGGACACCATTAACTTTAACCAATGAAAGAAAATGGTCTACTTTGGTACACCCAAAAGATATTGATCAAACAAATATGGTTGCTTCAATCGGTAATATTACTGAAACATTCAACCAAGAACAAAAATTCCCTGAAATGGACGTATATTGTGTTTCTAAAATCTATGCTGAATATCAAGAATTAGGTCAAACACCTATTACTGATGAAATCACAGCAGCAAACATCTTAGAATATTTTGATAAAATGATGATCAACATGGCTGAAGCACGTGTTCCATCTACAGGAAGAATCTTATATATCACACCAATTTACAATGCAATGTTAAAACAAGCTGAAAAATTAGCTAGAACTGTAATCATTGGCGATGCAGAAAATAAATTAAACAGAACTATCGCTAACTTAGACTTGGTTAAAATCGTTGAAGTTCCATCAGAATTAATGAAAACTGTATATGACTTCACACAAGGGTATAAACCTGCAGTTTCTGCAAAACAAATCAAAATGTTCATGGTGCATCCATTAGCAGTCATTACACCAATCAACTATGAATTTGCTAAATTGGATGAACCATCTGCAATGTCTGAAGGAAAATGGGTCTACTATGAAGAATCACATGAAGATGTATTTGTTTTAAAGAAAAAAGTAAATTCAATTCAATTTGCAGTTGAAAAATAATAAAGAGGAGGATGATCTATGTCACAAGTAAGAAAAGGAAATAGAATCCTTACAATCGAGCCACATAGAGTTGATGACTATGTTGCTCGTGGTTATGATCATATTGATGAAGAATCTGGTGAAGTCATTAAAAAAGGTGACCCAGTTTCTTTAGCGGATTTTAAAAGAGAATATTCATCTTTAAAAGCACAAATTAAAGAAAAAGATGCAAGAATCGTTGAATTAGAAGCACAAAACGCTGATTTAACAACAAAAGTTGAAGAATTAGAAGCAAATGCTAAAACTCCAGCAAAAGCATCTAAAGCTAAGAAAGATACAGCAGAAGAATAGTATGAAGGTTTCGTATGAATATTACGTAGATACATTCAAAGGAAAAATATGTCAACCTGAATTTGAGGACCTTGTTGAACCTGTAATTGATTTAGTCAAGGGTTACGCTGAACAATTCATTGCACCATGGGCATTAGAAAAAAATATCGATTATTACTGTTTGGAGCTTAAACGAGCAGTATGCTATCAGATTGATTATCTTCAAGCAAATGGTGGTTTGAATGCTCTAAACGGTACAAGCGATTTGGACTTGCAAAGCGTATCAAAAGATGGTTTCAATTACTCTTATGGTGATAGGGGCAATAAATTCAATGGTGTTCCTTTCTCATCCGTTTCAGCTTATATGATCAAAAGTGAATTGAGAAGAAAAGGTCTTATGTGCAGAGTGGCCAAACGATATGATTAGCTCTCCTCGTATTTTAAGACCTTTTACTGTTACTTTGATTCATAAAGTTGACGAAGATACTTTTATTCCATACGTTCTTGAAAACGTTGGATTTGATGAAAACTATGGCATTACACAATCAAACAAGGGGATTTCTGATGCGGACAGTGTTCTTTTAACGATTGATTTGAGTGATTGTGGTGAGCTTACATTTGTTGATCAGCATGATTACAAGTCAAAAAAGAATACTTTTACGATTGGAAATGAAGATTATTTTGTCTTGGATGTAGTAAAAGAAACAGACTACGATGAATTGAAAAAGACAACAAATGTCTATTCAATCAATAAATATGCCTGTTATCGCCCGCCAGGAACGAAAGAAATCCAGTTTATTGAGGTGTATGCTTCTTGAAGATTTCTATTGATGTTGACTTTTCTCGAGTAAGGAAGGATTTAGAAGTGACTAAGGAGAAAGCCTATCATACTCTTAAGAATGCTGTAATAAGAGATACTGATCCTTACGTTCCTTTTTCTAATCTGGAGAATCACACCCACTTGAGAGAAACGCCTGATATTGGAGATAATGCCAAAGAGAAAAAACAAGTCATTTACGATACTGATTATGCGCAACGTGTGTATAAAGGTACAGGGATGAACTTTGACAAGTCACGGCATCCAAAAGCAACGGCCAAATGGTTTGAAAAATCAAAGAAAGCAAACATCAAGAAATGGATTAAAAGTGTAGAGGACGTGTTTAGAAATGGAAAATAAATCATATAAAAAACTGACATATGAAGAATACAACAGGGTATTGGATTGTATCTATGACTTTTGCAAGAAGTTGGATATTCAAAATGTACAAAAAAATATGTGGAAATTAGATTTCTTTACTTCAAACAAAGATGACCAAATCATGGTTCAAAGAATATCTAATCGTGCTGAAAAAATAAATGAAAACATTATAGGAGGCTATACTGCTGTATTGCCTTTTTATATTAACTTTCAATCAGGTGCTAAAACTGAAAAGAGTGTCAAGAAAATTACGGATGTTCTAGATGATTTAGCAAACCAATTTGAAATGGAAACAATGAATAAATTTGAAAACATTGTTTTTCCTGATGATATAGTTCCACAGAAATTAGAAATGATTGCCAATCCTGGTGTTGAAACCTATGACAATGGCATTGCTAATTTTTCAGCACTGTATCAATTAACTTACTACAAGAAAGGAGCGTTTGAATAATGGCACAAACATTAAGAAATACTGTAGTAAATCGCCACGAAAACCTACACTACGTCAAATTCGATGGTGTATCAAAACCTGTATTGGCTGGTACTGGTTTAACTGATTGGACTCAAGCTGTAGATCCTTCAACCGATGACGGACAATACATTAATGAAAAGACTTCTCACTCAAATATGATGGCATATACACCATCAGTTTCTTATTCAGGAGAATTGATTCCTAATAATGAATTTGTAAGACATATCTATGAAGTCGGTAAAAAAGAAGTCATCGGTTCCATGTTTGATGAGTATGAAATTGAAACATGGGCCCCTGTTGAAGGTTCAAACGGATGTTTTGCAGCACATCATAGACAGTATGAAATTCAACCATCTAATCCTGGTTCCGGTGAAGGTGGAGGAAAAATTGCATTGGAAGGAACTTTCGCTCAAAAGGGAGCTTCCGAACATGGCCAATACAATGTAGCAACCGGAGAATTTACTGCAGGTGAATATGACTACACAACTGGTAAATTTACAGCTGCTTCACCTCAATCAGGTGCGTCATCTACACCAGCAGGCAAATAGAAATCAAATAGGAAAGGGATTATTACTATGTTAGAAATCAAGATTCAAGAGAATTTATTCGATGTAAAAATTAAAGATCGTATTTTCAGTATCGATGCTGACAATATCGATAATCATTTGCTGATTGACAAGTTCATCAAAAAATACAGAGGCAATCGTACAATTGACGATACCTTTATTGAAGACTGTCAAGTCGTCATTGATGAATTATTAGGAAAAGGCTCATATGATTATCTTTTTGATAAGGATGATTTAAAACCTTACTACGTAATCCTAGCTCTTGCAGAAGAAATTCAAGCCAAGTTTGATGAACACGCTACGACTGAACGTCAAAAAGAAAAGCAAGACAGAATCAAAAATGAGCTTGACAGTTTAAACTCACTTACAAGGGAATTTGGAAACCTTCAAAAGCAAATGGATTACACAAAAAACAAATACGGGTTAAAAGATTATGTTAATTCTAGACAAAAGAGATCTTCAAAAAACAATAAGAATAGAAAATCAAGAAATAGAAATAAGAACTGATTTTAGAACATGGATTCAATTCTCTTGTATCGTTTCTGACAAGTATATTGATGAAAATTATAAAATCCCTATGCTGTTTGATTTGGTAATTCCAAACTATGAATTGTACATGGAAAGTGTTGATTCATTGGAATTGTTGAAAAGAATTCTTGATTTTTACAAGTGTAATAAACCGGATAAACCTGAGAAGAAACCTAATAAAAAAGTTGGGTTTCTTTTTGATTATGATATGGACCTCATCTTTGCTGCGTTCATGCAGCAGTATGGCATAAATCTATTGAGAACCAATATGCACTGGTGGGAATTCAAAGCATTACTTAATGGATTGAATGACGACACCAAGTTCGTTCAGATCGTTGGATATAGAACTGCGGATCTATCAAAAATCAAAGACAAGAAGGAACGCGCGAGAATGAAAGAACTTCAAGATTATTATGCTATTCAAGAACAGGGAGACCCATTCCAAAGAACTCAGGAAGAAATCGAAGCGGAATTGTTTGAATCATTAGGAATTCCAAAAGAATAAATTAAAGGCAGGTGGTATGATGGCAGATGGTAAAGTTGTAATTGATTTAGAAATCAATGATAAAAACGTTGATAAGAAACTCAATACAGCTGATAAAAAAGTAGATAAATTTGCTAAAGATGTATCACAAAAAGAAGCTAAACCTAACGTTGATGCTGATACTAAGAAACTAGAAAAGAAGCTTGATGAAGCATCAAACGAGGTTGAAAGTTTTTCAAAAGAAGCTACTGACAACGCAAAAGTTGAAGGTAGTGCAAAAATGGACACTTCCAATTTTGAAAAGAGTGCCCAGACAGTAAAATCAGAAGCATCTGCGGTTGAAAAAGCTATAGATGTTGATGGTAAAGTTGATGTTGAAGATAAAGCAACATCTAAAATAGACAATGTAAAGAAAAAGATAGATGATTTCTTAAACAAAAAAAACAAGCCAAAACCTATTGAGCCTCCTGACTCTGATGATTTTGAGAAAAAGCTTCAAGAAATGGAAGATAAAATCAAATCATTCGGTGCAAAGATTGCAGGATATCTAGCAATAGGAGAAGCAATTAAACAAGGAACTGAAATTGGAAAAGAAGTCTATGAAGATTTTGAAGATTCAGTTGCACGTGTCAAAGGCGCTCTAGGAGAAACAGATGACCAAGCGAGACAGACTGCACAGGTCATCAAGGATGTTTATGAGGCTGGACTTGGTGAAAGTATGGACCGAGTGGCCGAAGCCGTTGTAAGAATCAAGCGAAATCTTGGTGAAATGGATGACGGAACTCTAAACGCTATTACACAACAAGCAATCATTCTTGAAGATACATTTGATGTAGATATGAATGAAACATTGCGTGGTGTCAAAGGATTGATGAAAAACTTTGGGTTAACTGCACAAGAAGCAATGGACTATATTGTCGCAGGAACTCAAGAAGGGTTGGACTGGAGTGATGAACTAGGAGATAACATTTCAGAGTATTCAGGAAAGTTCTCTCAAGCGGGATATTCAGCAAGTGAATATTTCCAATTATTGAAAAATGGCTCCGATAGTGGAGCGTATAATCTCGATAAGGTAAATGATGCCATCAATGAAGTAACTACTCGTTTAGCTGATGGAACTATTGAGGGTGCTCTAGGTTCATTTTCAAGCGAAACACAAAAGACATTCAAAGCATGGCAGGATGGAAAAGCCACTCAAAAGGATGTTATCGACAGTATCGTAAGTGACATTACTAAATGTGATGATCAACAAAAAGCATTGACAATGTCAGCTACTGCTTTCGGTACAATGGGAGAAGATGCTAATCTTACATTTGCTAAAGCGTTGAATAGTGTTGGAACTACTTTTGATGATGTTTCAGGAAAAGGACAACAGTTTGCTGATGAAACAACGACTCCAATGCAAGAATTGGAATCAAAAGTTAGAAAGGTCAAAGATCAGTTACAGCCTTTAGGTGATTTGTTCTATGATGTAGCAGGAGTTGCACTTGATAACTTTACACCATTATCAGCTGTTATTCTTACTGTAGCAACAGCACTTGCTACTTACAAAGGAATAGTTCTTCTCACCGAAGGAGTAACCAAGGGATTAGCATTAGCGCAGAAACTATTAAATGGCGAAATGATGTTGAATCCAATCGGCCTAATTGTAGCAGCTATTGCTGCCTTGGTAGCTGGATTCATTTATTTATGGAATACAAGCGATGGTTTCAGGTCGTTCTGGATAAATCTATGGAATTCTATAACATCAACATGCGGGCCTGTGATAGATACAATCGTCTCATTCTTTACTGAATCGATACCAGGTGCAATTGACACGCTTGTAGAGACTTTCAGCAATATCGGTCAAACGATTGTTGAATTTTTTTCTGGGCTTGGAGAATCAATTGCATCATTTTTTACTGAAACGATACCGCAAGCATTTGACAGTTTCATTGAAATATTAACAGGATTTATTAGCTCAGCAATCGAATTTTTCAATCAGTTGCCATACAACATTGGCTATGCGATTGGTTCGATAATTGGTTTTATCGTTAGCTTAGGAATTAAATTCGTTGAATTTGTAACGGTTGATGTTCCAAATTTCGTAACAGGTTTTATTTCTTGGATTTCTCAGTTGCCTGTTCAATTTTGGACATACATAACTGATATCATAGGAAAAGTAGCTGAGTTTGCTTTGAATTTGATTTCCAAAGGATATGAAGCAGGCTCAAACTTTGTATCAAGCATCATCAGTTTTGTTACAGGATTACCTGGGCAAATTTGGAGCGTATTGTCAAATGCTATTGGAAAGGTTGCTGAATTCGTTGTCAAGATGGGTTCAAAAGGGATTGAAGCAGCCAAATCACTATGGAATGGTATTGTTGATACTCTTGTTGGATTGCCTGGTAAAATGGCAGATATTGGTAAAAATATCGTGGAAGGTATCTGGAACGGTATCAAGAATGCAAAAGACTGGTTGCTTAGCAAGATTGGCGATTTTGCAAATGGTGTTGTAGATGGTATCAAAGGATTCTTTGGCATTCATTCACCTTCAAAAGTCATGAGAGATGCCATTGGTAAATTCTTACCACCAGGTATTGCGGTAGGTTTTGAAGTGGCCATGCCAAAAGCTCAAAAATCTATGAACAAAGAACTTGAAAAAATGACAAGTGACTTGAATGGTATCATAAACTTCAATTTGGATGATATCGAACTGAAAACAAATCTTGATATCGCAAGACAAACAGCATTTGAAAGTAATGTCACAAATGAATTAAAAATTGATTATGATAAGATGGGAAATTCAACTGCTAAAGCAATTAAAAACAGTGGAATGTCTTTCAAAGTAGACAAGCGTGAATTTGCCAGAATTATTTAGAAAGGAGCATTTATGAAAGTATATTATGTCAATTCAAACAATGAGCAAATAGATTTGTTAAGTGCTCCTTATCATATTGAAGAAACTGACTTTTTTAACTTTGAGTGGTCATATGAAACTGAAAATAGAAGGGTCACACGCTTTTATCGTGATGTCGAAACGAAAAAGGTTAGTGTAGATATCTTTAGCCAAAATCAAAAAGACTTCTACAGTGCTCTAAATAGACTCGTTGAGATATTTGATGTAGATAACGTAAGCAATGTCAAAGGAAAACTCTTCTATAATGACTACTATATAGAGTGCAATATCTTTAAGAACCAAAAGGACATGAAGTCATATATCCTTCCATACGCAAAGTTAGATTTAACTCTGGTAACTGATTCAACTAAATGGATCAAGGAAGATACCTACCATTTTTATAGCAGTGGTGAAGGAAGAAAAACTGGAACAAAGAAGTATTCCTATAAATACCCTTATGTCTATGGTGCGAGCGAAGGACAAATGACAGTCAGAAACATTGGAGTCGTTGAAAATGATATTTTATTAAGAATATATGGTCCAGCACAAGACCCAGCCATTAAAATAGGAGACAACCTTTATCAAATCAATACTACTCTTGAAGCAAATGAAAGACTTGAAATCGATACAATGAAAAAGAAAGCTGTAAAAATCACAGTACACGGTGATGAAATCAATGTTTTCAATGACAGGAACAAAGACAACAGATTGTATATTCCCATCCCACCTGGTACAAATATTGTCGTTTGGAACAATTCTTTTTCATTTGATATCGTTGTCTATGATGCAAGAAGCGAGCCAAAATGGGAGAGTGATGAATGATGATGGAGTTCATCTACACGGATCCTAACGGAATCGAACAAGGACCATTGTTAAACTGTAGCCTAGACTTGGAAATTGGAACATATGACAAAGCCAAGAACGACTTTGAAATAACCGTTTCAACGGACAGCTGGGACCGCAAATTGACATATGACAGCAAGTTTTATTGTGTCGGTACCGAATTTGGTGGGATAGTAAAAAGTATCGAAATAGATACTGAAGCTGAAGAAGTAAAAATAGGGGGCATATGCCCAAGAAAATTGCTAGCAAATGATATTATTCAACCTAAAAAAAGAACTGATGAATACTATGAATTCATAGGTGAAGCAAATGAATGCATTCGAGAATATATCAATTCATCAACTGATTTTTTCAATTATATTGAAAATAAATCTAAATCAGTAAGTTTAAAAAAGAAACTGGCTGATTTTTTTGTTGTTTCACAAGAAGATAGTGGAATAACCATTAATTATCAGGCACGTTATTACAACACGTTGCAGGCATTTGAAACAATGCTAAATGATGCAAATGCCAAACTTAAACTTATTTGGAATAAAGATGGACATATTGAACTTTCAGTTGAGCCTATTATCAATTATTCCGAAAAACTCCAATTCGACAATGATTACAATCTGCAGATTATCGCTAAAAAAGATATAAATCAATGTAATCATTGCATTGGATTAGGCAAAGGCGATTTGCAAGAAAGGCAGGTTGTTCATGTCTTTAAAATCAATGATCAATACTTAGAACTGAGTGAAATTGATGATGACTCTATGATTCCAAGTGAACTGAATACAATGACATATGACTATTCAAATGTTGAAAGCATTCAAGAATTAATAGATGGAACCAAAACAAAATTAAAAGAAGCACAGACTGATAACTCTTTAGAAATTACATTTGATAATTTATCTCCTGAAATTGGTGATATCGTAGGAGCAAAAGAATACATAACAGGTATTTCTATGCAAAAGCCTATTGTACAAAAAATCGTTAAATGTACGTTTGAAAAAGACTACACAGACTGTGACATTGATTACAAGGTAGGTGATTAGATGGCAAGTTCAAGTGATGCAGTTGAGGCAATTACATTGACAGGAAAAGAAGTATCTGCAAGTATCGATGCATATTTGTTTGATGCTCTATATTCAGTTGATGGTATTTTTACAAAAGGCAATCAAATGGAAGCTTCTATTGTCAGCAATAATAAAGTAAGGATTGCTGATGGATTGCTTATAAACCAAGGACATTTTCTTAGAATCAAACCAGGAATGTATTGCGATGTGCCAATTGAAAATGGTACTCAAAACATGAAACGTTGCGATTGTATCGTTGCTCAATTTAAAATTGATGAAAGCGGAGAATCACACGATATTGTTGTCATCCAAGGTACACCTGGAGAACAAGAAACAGTTCCGTCATTAACAAAAGATGATCTTGAAAACGGTGGTGCTTTACGTCAAATTGAATTGTTCAGAGTTCATTTGAATGGAATCAATATTTCAGGTGTCGACAGGATTGCTAGGACAGTCAATTCATTTAGTGATGCAATCTTTTACAAGGGTTAACATATGAGAATTATTGAAATCTATCTGAATGAAAATCAATCACATTCATGTACTAGAAATATCTTCTATGCTGGAAGAAAGTATGATAGCAACAATACAGCTGTCAAATTCACCAACAAAAATCTATTCATTGATGGCTGGAACTTCTACTTGAAAGTAGATATGGACGATGAAGTAACTGAAATACCATTACTTCAAAATCTATTTATCATTGGAGAAAATCTTACTCAAACAGCAGGGGTATTAACCTGTACATTGATTGGCAGAAACAGTGATGATAATTCTACTAAGACATTTGAACCGTTTAGATTGAAAATCGAAGATGTCGAATATGATCAGGATGATAAGGAACAACAACCAATGGATCCAAACATGAAGTTGCTGTATGAACAATTAATTAATTTAAAACAAGAATTACAACAAAAAGAACTTGCGACTCTTCCTGCAGGTGGTAATAAAGACCAAGTATTGCAAAAAGCAAGCAATATCGATTATGACTTTGCATGGAAAGATATGCAGGGAACAGCCACTGAAATGTCTGATGATGAATTAGACAATATGTGGGAAGAAGTATTTGAATAAAAAAATAAATAGAAAGAGAGATATATATTATGAGTTTTGTAACTGATTCAATTCTAAAAACAGCCCTAGGAAAAATTAAAGCATGGGGCGAAGGAAAATTTGTAGCGCAAGAATCTGGAAAAGGTTTATCTACAAATGATTATACAAATGCTGATAAAACAAAATTAAACGGTGTTGCTACTGGTGCTCAAGCAAACAAAATTGAAACTGTAAAAGTAAATGGTACAGCTTTAACTCCTGATTCATCGAAAGCTGTAAATGTTGATCTAACAGCTTATGCTAAATCAGCTGATGTAACAAAAGAAATCGCATCTGCAGTATCAGGAGTAACTCAAATCGATTACTCAGTTGTCGAATCATTACCTTCAACTGGTAAAAAAGGTATTATCTATTTAGTTGCTAACAGTGGAACTGGAACTAATATCTATGATGAATACATCTATATCAATTCGAAATTTGAAAAATTAGGTTCTAGAGAGTTGGATTTAAGCTCATATGCTAAGAAAACTGATATTCCAACAAAAGTATCAGCATTAACAAATGATTCAGGATATCAAACTGCAGCACAAGTAACTTCAGCTATCAATGCTAAATTAGTAGTAATGACTGATACTGAATTAAATACAATGTGGACTGAAGTATTTGGAGCATAATCAACTAGGAGGTCTTATATATGAAAGATTTCTTTAAGAGAGTTTTGTTTTCAAATGTAAGTGAGCACGCATCTTCAACAACTGTTTCAGCTAATAGCACTAAGTTTCTAACAAGTGATATTTTGAAAACTTTTATGACAAAGTTAAAAGATACGTTTGCTTTGAAGTCACAATTAACATCATTGCAAAAGCGAGTTGGACAGCTTGAAAAGACAGTCAGTGAATTAGAAACTGATTTAAAAGATGCAGTATATTACAGAGAGTAGATTGATTTCTGCTCTTTTTTAAAAGGAGAAAAATATGAAAGATTTTGAAACACGTGAGTGCGTTGTACACACACACACACACACACAACGCTTACAGAAATTAGAGAAGGTACTATCAAGTGCCTTTTCGAATATTTCAAAAAGATTGGTGGTGACAAGCATTTAGACTTGTCACGTGATTTTAATGCCTAGTCTAGTTGATAAAAACGAAAATACCATTATTGAACTGAAAAATGTGAGTGAAAAACAATTCACTGGTCGTTATTGGTTTGATGGAAGAAAGATATATTCACAAGCTTTTAAAGTAAGTAACTCAAAACGGTCTGACTATGATACATTTAATCATGGTATTCAAAACGTTGATGTTATTTGGATTAAAAATGCTTGCTTTTGGCAAAAAGGAACAAATATTTACTATACGTTTGGATATATTACTTCACTTGATGATTTAAAAAGAAATAGTAGCTTTATAAATGTAAACAAAAATAACATTACTTATTATATCGGAGAGTGGCTATTAGGAGCAGCTAAATGTGATGTATTTGTAGAAGTTGAATTTATTGAGAAAAACTAGCATTAAAATCTAGACATTTTTAAATGTCAACATGCCAAAACTTATTGATAAAGATGGAAATGAATTGCTTAATTTACAAATGTCTACAGATGAACATTGGACAGGAAAATATTGGATTGATGGTAAAAAGATCTATGAAAAAATCATTACATGGACTGGTCTAAGCGTTGGAGTAAGCACAATCAATCATTCAATCAGTAATTTAAACGAGTTTATTGATTATGAAGTTACATGTTCCAATGGAGAAGATTTCTATAGATTTCCTGTTGTTTATTATTCTGGTGGTAATACAGGAACATTCTACTGTACGTATTTCATTTTGAATGTAGCTAACATTCGTTTTGCTAACAATTACAGTTGGGCAAATTATAAATTTAAAGCAATTATTCGTTACACAAAAAAATAAAGGCACTAGTATCTTTTCTTATTTGATTTTTATTAAAAGAATTAAAGAAAGAGAGGATCATACAAATGTCAAAAATTAAAAAATTCGTGGGGGGGGTACTGTTTACTAGCAATAGTAAAAACAGTATCCTTTTACCTATTATCTCTAAAAAAGGAGGTGCAGTTGAATAGCTGTACTTCTTTAAAGAGAGGTGTTATTTATGGCTAAATTTGTTAATTCTAGCGGAGATGAAATCAATGCTGATGTTGTTCTTTGGAGTGGTAGTCATTTCGGCTATGGTCACGATTTAACATTAAATGATGATGCTTTGAAATTTAAAGAGTTAATCATAATTAGTGATAATAGCGCAGTTATTGCACCAATTATTGATGGAGAGATCATATATTCTGGTGTTGTTAACAACTGGACTGTTACTAATATGGCTTTTAAATATAATCAGGCATCAAAACTGTTACGCATTGATAATTGTAGATGGACAAATTCATCTAACAATCAAGGTACAACTGTTACTAAAGTCATTGGAAGATATTAGTCATAAATAAAAGCTGTTCCATGATATGGGGAAATTTGTAAAAAATGATGGAACAATAATTCCAATTGGAACAGTGTTATTCGATGGTACAACTCAAAGTGATTTTACATTAACTGATGATATTTCTAATTATGACTATCTAGAAATCTTCTATAGAAGTCATAACTGGGTTAATCCTAAAAGTACAAGAATGTCATTAAAAGCAGGTGCAAGAGTACATTTATCAGATGTACGTGCAGATGAAAATAATATTACAATATATGAGATGACTCTTGTTTTCAGTGGCAAAAACGTTACATTAAGTGGATGTACTAAAGTCGCTGGTGGTGCGTATATAACTGCGGTTGAAGGAACAATATACCAAGTAATAGGATACTGATTGCTAGCAAATAGGAACTTATGTCTCAATTTGTTAATGCAAATGGAAATACATTATTAAATCTTAAGTTTTCTTTAGAAGAACGGGAAACAGGGATGCAATGGATTGATGGTAAAAAAATATATTGCAAAGTAATGCTCGTAAGTGGGTTTGATAGCGAGGATAAATATGTACCACATAATATATCAGATTTATACAGAGTATTGAGTTGTGATTTATTTATGAAAACTAGCGATGAAACAAATCACATGATACCGAGGGCACATAAAGATCAAGATCATGATGGTATTTCTATTCAGGTAACTAAAAAAAATTTAATATTGCAAGTTGGACAATCAAATGGTTTTGCTGATGCTACAGGATATGCAATATTGAAGTATATAAAAAGCGAATGATTAAAGGACGAAAGTCCTTTTTTTGATGCCCTGGACACGGCTTAAAACTATCTAGAAAGGGTGATTGAATTGAAAGTTAAAAAATATGATTTTAATCAATGGTTGAAAGCTGCAGGTATTAGAGCAATCAAAACAGTAGCTCAAACAGCAGTTGCGTTAATTGGAACGTCTACAGTGATGAATGAAGTCAACTGGGCAATGATCATCAGTGCAAGTTGTCTATCTGGTGTTGTTTCAATTCTAACAAGCGTTGCAGGACTTCCAGAGTTGGAAGAAATTGTAGATGAAAGTTAGGAGTGAAATCATATGACAGAAGCAGTTACAGTTGCTTTGATTTCTGGTCTATGTGTAGCTGTGCCTAGTGTAATCACTACAATGTTTTCAAACAATAAAGCTAATACATTAATGAATTATCGTATTGATGAGCTGACAAAAAAAGTTGAAAAGCACAATAACGTAGTTGAACGTATGGCGCTTCAAGAGCGTGAAACTAAAGCAATATGGAAAAGAATTGATGAAATCAAAGAGGAATTAGAGAAAGAGAGTGAATAGCTCTCTTTTTATTTTAAAAAAGGAGGTATTAACATATGGGATATGTTATGAAAAAAAATTTAGCGCGTAAAGAAAATTATGGTAGTCAACGTAATACAAATGATATTAAATGGTTGGTCATTCACTACACTTCTAACGATGGTGATAGTGATGAATCGAATGGTAAATACTTTGCTAGGGAAGTTGTTAAAGCATCTGCTCATTATTTTGTAGATGATGATTCAGTAACTCAAAGTGTTCCAGATAATTATGCTGCTTATGCGGTTGGAGGTAAATGTCAATCAGCTCACCATCCATATTATGGCACAATTAAAAATGCTAACTCAATCTCTATCGAAATGTGTGATAACCATAAAGATGGTACTGTTCATATTTGCGATGAAACACTTGCTAATACTTATGCGTTAGCACGTGCATTGATGAAAAAATACAATATTGATATTGATCACGTTGTACGTCATTACGATGTCAATGGTAAATTATGCCCAAACTGTAATGGTTTACTAAATGATAACGTATGGCAAACATTCAAGAATAACATTGTTAACTCTACAACTGGTGCACTAGGCACAGGCACTGTAGTTCCAGCTGCTGCTAAAAATGATAACTTAGACAGTTTGATTGCAAGAGGTCAACAACATTCAATCAACTTTACAGGTCATTCAATTGCAACTGATGGTGCATATGGTCCTAAGACTCGAGCAAATATTGCTAGATGCTTCCAACACGCTATTAATTTGGACTATGGCAAAAACTTAAAAGTTGATGGTGCTTTTGGTAAAAACAGTAAATCGGCTTTAGGTAAACACTATGTCAAACGTAAAGAAACTCAATACATGGTTACAGCAGTAGAAATTGCATTAATGTGTAGAGGATATGATCCATCTGGTGTTGAATGTCCAGGTAAATTTGGTAGTGGATTAGAAGCTGCAGTAAAACAATTCCAATCAGACAGAGGATTAAAAGTTGATGGAATCGCAGGAAGAAACACTATTTTGAAGTTAATGGGTGTTTAGAATGAAAAGATTAAAGATTATTATCATTATATTACTTTTATTGAATATTTGTTTACAATATAAAAACACTCAATATCATTCTCAAATCATAGAAAAAGACAATCAAATTGAGAAATTAAAACAAGAAAATTTGAAATATCAATATGAAATTGAACAGATGAATGAACAATGGGGAGTTTACAGTAAATAATTAAGTAGTATAATTAAAGTTGTAAAAATTTAATTGTATTATAACTGATCCATACTTTAGTTAAATTATTCGACGTCAAGAAACAATTGAATATTTTACATTAAAAAAAAGCCTACTCAATCAAGAGTAGGTTTTTTTATTTATTCATATTCGTATTCGTTTTCAACGATAACATCTACACGTTTCATAATTGTATCAGCAACGACATCATCTTTTAAGAGCAATTTGAAATCAACTTTTAATTTAAAAAAATCTAGCAAAACGATGTATGCGTAGGCATTAGCATCTATTTCTTCACTTTGAAGATTATACTCTCTTATAGAAAGCTTATCGCTAGTTTTATAATTATCAAAATCAAAGACATGTGTATCGATTTGATATTTATGTCTTAATTCATGCGCGATAGCAAATGCCATATCAACATCACCGTATTCATATTTGGTTTTTAAATACAAAATTGATTTTTCATTTTCATAAGCCAATGTAGCTAGTTGAGTACCTTGATTGAATTTTTTATCATCTGTAACTATACTATCAGGTATAGAGATACATAGGTCCTCACATACTTCTTTGATAAATTCTAATATTCCGTTCATTATTTTTCCTCCTTCAAATTATAAATTTTATTATATAATTCCTCTATAGTTAGATTTAAAGCTTCAGAAATTTTCATTCCATTTTCCACTGATGTGCTTTTAAATTCTGTATTGCCTTTAATAATATCCACCAGAGTTGAGCGAGAAATTCCTGTTTCTCTAACAAGTTGAGCAATTGTTTTATCAGTTAAATCCAATAGTTTCATTATTATCATCCTTTCTAATTGATTTCAATTTTTGCGTAACTATCATCATATGATACGTCACCCCATTCTTCATCCCAGTAAGAACCAGTGTCGTGATCGCTGAATCTGATACATAATTCTTTTAAATCTTCTAGCTCTTCATCATCCATATCGTCATAGTAATCGGCATCGTCAGTTTCATTCATAACCATTTCCATGTTCCTTTGAGTGTATGGAATATATAGATATGTGCTGATTGATTTTCTAGAAGTTTCAATTCTATAATTTTCAAGATTGAAATCTTTAACTAACATATTTATTTTCTTTTCAATATGTCTTAATTTTGATTGAGCATCAGCAAGTTGATCATCATATTTTCTATAGTCATTTATTGCTTTATCAGTATCATCAGGAAGACATTCTTCATAATAAAACAAAAAATTAATTGCATCTTCAACTTCATCTTCATCAAATCTATAATCTCGACCGTATTCTTCGCAATCTCCATTTTCTTCAAAATCGATATCTTCATCTTCTGCCGCTTCATCTTTCATTTCGAAGTAGTTTTCAATATCCCAATTTGCAGTAGAAATAATATTTTCAACTGCATTTTTTTTAAAAAAAAGTAAATCTTCAATATAATTATGTTCCATTTTTCTTCACCTCTTTTTTTTAATCTTCTACAGCACTTTCTAATAAATATTGAGCAATTTCATATTGATTGTTGAAAATTGCTTGAACAGCAGTTACTATTTTATCAACGTAAGTACCAGCTTGATTGTAGAAACTTTTTTTATAATAAACATCAGCTAGATCGTAAACAGCAGAGATAACTTCTTTGCTGACATGAATTTTACCTTGTTTGTTACAAGCAAAGACAACGTTTGCTTGTTTTCTTGTGATTCCAATTGATACGTTTCTTCCTTCTTTTAAACATTTATGTACCATTTCATTTGCGAAGTCATGTGCTCTTTGTTCTAGTGTGTTCATTTTCTTTTACCTATGTCCTTTGGACTACCTTTCTTATTACACTTATATTATATAACGGTATACCGTTAAAGTCAATATAAAAATAGCGGTTTATCGTTATTTTTATATTATAGACATCATAAATGCGCAAATTCACATGCACATTCAATTAGTTAATAGAAAAAGTAAAAAAATATTATCTATTTCTTCAAAAGTATTTCAACAACTTTATTTATTAACTAATAATTGCATGAAAAGACCCTAGCTTAATCGGCTAGGGCATTTTTTATTTTTAGACAATTATTAAAGTTTTTAGCACTAAAATTATAGTTATTTTCATAAAATCTCTATCCTTATTACATATAGAAGTATTTATATAGTTTAAAACAATATAAAAAGGTATAATAAAATCAATATGTGAATATAATTTATGGGTGATTGTTTTGAAAAAAAGAAAAAAACGCAT